CGCGGCAGGTCGCAAAGCGACCGTAGGTAAACCTGCCGCGGCACAGCAGTAAATCAATAATTCAAGAAATCGTATACAAAATGATCACTATGCAATGGTAGACTACGCTTGTTCACGCTGCTACTACTTATTAGAGGGGCGCGACTTTTCGTTGCGAACACTGAAAAAGAATACCCCTCCCCCGACTCATGAAAGTCGCGAAAAGGCTGCATGACAGGTGTTCACTTGAACCTGTTAGATGTCATCATTGTTTGAGTTCCCGTTCTCAACCCAATCCTCCAGTGCATCGAGGGGAACGTTGAAAGTCTCTGTTCCGTGGAGCTTAGCTTCTTCTAAGAGCAGAACTGCGAGTTCTCTTAGTCTTGCAATTGATGGTGTTGCTGTTGGGATTGTCGCTTCGTCGGAATCAGAATGACTGACTCTCACTGACCTCTTCGACTTTGTCTTCGATGAATCTGACTCGCTTCCATCACTGGTCGATGGCGTTGTGTCCTTCTTCTTGAAAGAAACCCATGCTGAAGGTTTCTCCTTGCGAACATACTCCAAGGTTTCGGTGTAGACCTTGCCCAAGTACGTCATCTTCGAGGAGGCTGGTTCCAGAATGCTTGCTTGACGAATAGCTTCCTTCCTTCTCATCACTTCTTCAGGTGTGAGTTTGTCTTCATCGGGAAGGGAAATTGACTCAAGGGGTCGGTCTACCTTCAGCACCATGAACCTTCCATTGAGCGAAGATGGATGCGCTGCTCGTTTAAGTGCTTCAGCAAGAGGAACTTCGGTTATGAACCCGTCCTGCACTACAAGCGCGAAGTTAGACTTCTTGGATGTAAAGTTCGGCATGAACTCGTTGACTGGCTTGGTTCCTTCAGTCTTGATGATGTAGAACGCGGCATTGAGCGAAGCTTGGGTGCTGAGAACCGAAGATGACGAGGGAAACTCTCCAACGTGGTTTTCTTCGAGCACGCTCAGGATTGACTGCCAGTTCTCAACCTGGCTATCCACTACACCCAAGCACTTTGGCGTGACTGTGGCTTTGGTTTTTCGTGGAGTTCCATCCTTCTTGAGCTTGACTTCTGGAGGAGGAGCAGAAAACGGATTGCCTTCCTTGTCATTAACTTCGATACGAATGTGAATCGAAGCCAAGGTTTCAGGGGTCATACTTGCGCAGCAGATTTCGCGAAGAATTGGAGCGATTTCCCAAGGTTTTCGGTCATTTAGAGCTTCTAGCTTCAACTTCGTTTCGAACGTGAAGCCGTGAGACTCTGGAGTTTCCCAGAGTCCGCCCTGTTTGAGGCTGTTTGCCTCGGAGTGAACTGATGACTGGTCCAAGGATTTGTAGAAGCTGTCTCCAGCTGTCTTCCATGTCGCAGTCCAGGGTTCATCTCTGCCAGCGGACTTTAGCCTGTAGATTCGAAGGCCGTGTCCGTATCGTGAGGTTCCTAGCCCATTTCCTTCAGCAGGTGCGATTAATCTCGCTGCTTCTGCTTTTCCATCACCATCATCCTTGATGGTGACTTTAAAATCGTCATTAGGGAGTTGATTGTAAGAAATTGTAACGTTCTTGGCTTTGTGCCTGATGTTATCCATCAGCACTTCACGTGTAAGATAGAGTGGAATAGGGAAGAAATGCTTGAGATCGATGCATTCAAGGGCACGTTCTGTGCCTTTAGAGAGTTGGGGAGTTGAAGATGAAGATTGAGAAGAAGCCATTTGAGATGAAGATATTTGAGAGTTCGAAAGAGAGTTGCTATTCATTTAATCACACGTATCTTGAATTTATTATCAAATCGGAGATCCATTTTAGACGGTTTTTAATATAAAATGGATGTTTGTCTTACCAAAAATTTTGGACATATGTCAAACGTTACAATGCAGTCTCTAATTTCAACCATTCGCAAAGTTTATCCCCAAGTTATTGAAGAATTTAACAATGTTAAGATGCCACTCCTTGAACAGTTTCTTGGAAGACCAATCATTGAAGAGTTTCCGGACCCAGTGAAACGAACTTCAGAAACAACAAAAGTCCTTGCAAGAGGACTAGACAATACATTCTTTCGTCATATTCACGCAGAAGAACCTACATTTATTGAAGATGAAACTTCAGGTATGGATAATCGATTTGGAGATATCCCTATTGAACAAAAAATTACATTTGGAAAAGATGATTCATGGACTGGTAATGGTTATGACAAGACCGGTTGGCACCTACTTAAAAAGTTTAGCATGAATGAGAGTGGACGAATTAATGGGTGTTTCATTGCTCTCGTAAATCTCGAAGAGTGCACGAGTAAATGGTCCGATCGAACTCTTAAATCAAACTTTAGTTCATTGCATCTAAAAAGGGTTGACCTAGATAAGATCCATGTTATCGTAGGTAGTTTGAAAGTGAACCGAGTGAATCTTGCACCTGTTATGGTGCCAGTCTAGATCGTGCATACTCTAAGAACTCTGAGTTGATATCAATTCCAGTTCCACTCAATCCAAGATTCTTTGCAGCCATCAAAGTTGTCCCGGTTCCTACGAAAGGATCCAAAACTAAACATTCTTTTTCAGTTCCACATGCTAACTTGATACACATTTCAGCAAGTTCAGTTGGATACGATGCAGGATGACCACCTCTTTCTTTTTGATTGTTTTGAATCGTTTCGTATGGGACAAACCATGTATTTCCACGACATCGCTTATCAGGTTTTTCTCTCTTCTCAGCACCACGAGACTTAAGGTTACTCTTATGCATGAATGGAACACCAATCTCTAGACGATGAATTGGAACTGTTCCTTTCTTTGTGAAGTGAAACAACATCTCATTAGTAATGCTTACATAACGCGGTGAGTTTATAGGTTTGAACTGACCATGTGAAGTTTCTCCAATACTAATATTTTTTACCCACGAAATCTGATTTTGGAGAACCATGAAAGGTCTCACTACATTAGCAACATCCATTGCAATCCAGGGCATAGCACTTGTGTATCCAACGTTAATGAACAAAGAGCCATCCTCTGTTAAGACACGTGCACACTCAGTAAAGACATCTCTCATCCAGTCAAGATATTCATTTGCAGGTTTCTTGTCGTTTACTTCAGATCCATAGTTCTTTCCAATGTTGTACGGAGGTGATGTTACAATGCATTTGAAAGTGTTATCAGGTAATGTTCTCAACTGTTCCATTACATCTCCATTAAGAAGCACGTGTTCCATTGTACCTACTTGTATATACTTGAGGTATGGTTCGTTTTAAATGAACTGAAAAAGAATATTCCTTCTTCGACTCATTAAAGTCGCGAAGAGTCTGCATGACAGGTGATCATCTATACATATACAGTGGTTCTACTAATTCTGGCATAACTCCTTCTGGAGTCCAACCAAACGGAATTTGTCTGAATACTCTTTGAACCTTTTTTCTTTGTTTCTGTAGGTTCTTGTTATTCAAATCACTCTTTCTACGATGACATTTACAACATAAGGCTTGAAGATTTTTTATTATATCTTTTCCTCCATATCGTCTCTCTATTATATGATCCATCTCAAGGTCAGTCTCCCTACATTTTTCAAATATGTATTTGTTGAAAGATACATATACTCTTGTAGCATTGCACATGTTATTATACTTCAGTTTAACATATGCTTTTACCTTTGGATTTGATGATACTTTTCTACTGTAGGCCATTTTGAAGACAAGGTCATTTGATCTTGAACAGATCAGATCCATTTTAAATGAAAAATCGTCTAAAATGGATCTTGTTGGTCATAAAATTTTAACAAAGCATCCAGACCAAAATGACTACCTATTATATCCCAGATCGATCATTCCCTCGTAGACCACTTAAGAAGAATGGAGAAGAGCAAAAGTCCTATGAATGGGCACAAGTGCAAGGAGTGCCTTGTAAGTTGATTAAACAAGAAGAAGCAAGTGTAGTGCTTCATTCATTCCTCTCAGATGGAGATCAGAACTTCCGAGTCTCAAATACTGAACTTTCTGAGCAGTTTGTAGAAGCAAAGTTAGACGGAGACTACATTCTTGATGTTGCGTATCCAGAAGGACGTCTCCATGTGTCAGAGTTTGACAAGCGTAAAGAAGCAAGTGAGCTTATCGCAAATGCACTGAAGGTAGTATGCGATGAGTCTCTCAAAGACAAGCTCAAGCAGACAGACAAGACGCAAGGCTGCACTCATACAGCCACAATTGACCAGTTCCTTAAGCTAAAGACTGGAGAACTCAAACTCAAACCCACTGAGAACTTTGGAGATCCGATCTTCAACAGATCCAAACGCTGGGCACCACCAGTAGATATCGACCACGAAATGTTCCAAAAGACAAAAGGCTTCCCAGCACCTCTGGGTGTTAGACCAAAAGACTTCTGCTTGCCTTCGGGAGTATTGGCAGGTGTCCGAGAACTCCTTGTTCAGATGGCACGCTTTGAAAAAAGCCCACCAGAGATCCACAAGTTTGTATCTGAGCTTCCAGGAATGACCATTCCTGAAGGCATTCATTGCTGCAAGTGGTGTGGTGAAAAAGTAGATGCTGAGAAGTGCACTTCGAAATACAAGAGTGTCACAAACTACATTGAACTCTGCCACAGAGACCCTAATGCAATGTTTACGCCAGAGAACGTCTACTGGGGACATGGCGATTGCAATCGTCGTCAAGGAGGATATACAGAGTATGACCGCATCGAAGACGTAGTTAGGCTTGCAAAGCAGGACCCAGCATACAGAGCTGAATTACTGAGGCAGCTCGGTTTGTAAGACTGAAACACTGTCAAGGATTCTTTGAAATCTTGCAGTATCGATCTCTGTTGAGATCATAATATTTTTTAGGTCTTCTTCTGTTATAGTTTCCATGATACTTCCAGTTGTCTTAGACTGATGTTGAATCTTGAAGTCTGATGAGAAGAGTCCTGCAAAGAGTATGAGCATTGATTCAGTATCCTTGGGTCTCAATACACATACGCCATTTGTACATACAATGTTATCATCGTCTTCCATGATGACTGTGAATGAGATACTTCCTTTTAGTCTTGAAACTAAGAGATCGTTTTTCTTTACAAGATACCTTGCACGACTTGGTAATGCATGACCTAGTAGTTTCTTGCCATTATGAAGTGGAGTATTGATCTCTTTGATATCAAGATAGACATACTCGGTATCATCTTGTTTTTGAAAGATGCATGTGTAGTCTTCTTCCAACAAATCTCGAATTGCTACTTTTCCATCTGTATCTGCAACTATACCTGTATAGTTACTCAAATATCGTGAGATGTCTAGAATTCGAGTATCATCCAAGGCTCGTGTATTAAATACCTGATAGGATGTGTCTGCTTGTTTTGGTTTTGAAATGCCCTTGATTTTATTCTTAGTTGCAAATGTTCTCAATCGTTCAAGAACTCCAGGCAAGTCATTATCAAGAATAGGCTTGCCACTCTGATCTAAGACATAGTCTTTTTGATGTTTCTTATACTTGTAAGGTGTATTCTTCTTTTTGAGTTCGTATCCAATCTCATTGACTTCTTCAATAAAGATATCATAGTCTGCAGGAGGTTTGGATTTGCTGACAATCAGAATGTTTGTAGAGACACCTGTTCCACTTCGTTTGAATGTGTTCTGAGGCAACTTAATAATTCCAACTACTCGATGGTTCAAAAGATACTCGCGTAGTTCAGAGTAGATGTTTGATGTATTTCCAAAGTATCCGTTCGGTAAGATGATGAATAGAATACCATCTTGTTTGAGCAGATTCATACTTCTCTCTACAAACAGAATACCGAGTTCCTGCTTCTTCTTGCCTTTTCCTAGCTCATATTTGTTCAATGTTTCTGGATCCTTAAGAAGTGTCTTCGTTCCAAATGGAGGATTTACAATTGCATAATCAAAGGTTCCGTTAGACATTGTATCCTCTTGAATTGAATCCTGTGTCAGAATACTTGCAGGTTTGTTTTGGAAATTGTAGTTCTGTTTAGCTAAGTCAGTAACATCTTTACTAATGTCCCAGAGTGATACATGACCTTTGTAATGAATGAGAAGGTCTCCTGTTCCACATGCAGGATCAATGACTTTTTTGTTTGGATTACAAAGCTCAGAAATGAACTCTCCTACCGTTATAGGTGTGTAAAACTGATCAAACTCTTTCTTAAGATACTTGCTTCCATAGAACATGAATACTTTTTGAAAGAGTTCCTCTTTTGAAAGAGTACTTGTATCCAGAATGTCTCGCAATGATTGCTGAACACTCAAAGGAGTCTTAATGAACTTTCCATTTAGAACTTCTAGAACCGAATCAATACGAGACTCAAACAAAACACCTGCATTATGAAGGGTTTGGTTCATTTCATCTAGAAATGTTGAGTTAGCTTCAATGGTTCTTAGTATACTAGGCATTGAAGAGTGAGTTACTGCTTGTTAGTATATTCATTTTGAACACTGAACCGAATGTAAAAAGACGCATTTGATTTTGTATGAGCGCTTACTCATCATCCGAATCTGCAAGAGCGCTGAATGCTCCGCTGTTCGGGGTTCGTCGTTGCACCACTGGTCGGTGGGTTGCGACGACTTCATTCCAGACTTGCTTCTGGTTGGCTAGATTTGCACGAGCTTCGGCACGCTTGGACTTGATCATTTCTAGGAACTCTAGCCAAGGTGCGATGTTCTGGCGATACTCGCGGTGCTCGATGAACACCTTGCGGTTGTACTCGAAGAACTCTGAGTCAGGCATTGCAACAAGTCTGTCAACGTAGGCTTTTCGCACTGCAGCAATGCGCATGTCCTCGTCATACATGATGTCGCCCCAGCAGCGTTCGCCTGAGAGCCATTTGCGGCCTGACTGACTCTGTTGTTTGTAGAGCTTAGCCATGCCGGCTTTGTAGAATTTGTTGTAAAGGAACTTTTGAGAGGCGATGGCTACGAATTTCGTTAGCACATCGACTACGTGATCTACACGCTTGTTGAATTTCTTGTCGGCCTCCAATTTGAGGGCCTGTTGAGTGTTGTCGGGCATTACCCAGGGTGAGGTCATAAATTTAGCTTTGGGATCGTGGACAAAGCCACGCTTGCGAAGGGATACACTGACGGGGATGAGAGAAGGCATTTGGTTTTCTTAGTATTTTATCGTTTGAACCTAATCCAGATTTATTTGGAACCACGAGATCCATTTTAGACGGTTTTTACATTTAAAATGGATCTGACTGTGTCCAAAACTTTTGGACTTAGCAAGTAATACAAGATGCCTGTCTGCTCAGCCTTTACAAAGCAATCAACACCCTGCACTTCCCATATTTATACCCACGAGAGAACCCTTTGCGGAAGACATCTTCATATGATCTCAACACCTGAACTAGAATACCGCTTCAACAGAGAACAAGAAACTCTCCGAGCTAACTGGCTTGGTCTACAAGCAGGAACTCACGTGCGAGTCGGAACTCGAATTGTGCTTGTTGGACAACCTCTTCCTGCTGGAGTTCGTCAACGCCCACCTCCCCCTCCCCCACCTCCAGTCCGTCCTATCTGTATTGCTATGAAGATGGACGGAACACAGTGCGATAGACGTGCAAACCACGATGACAATCGATGCAACCTACACCATACCGCATTCCTTCGTCAACAGCAGACGGAGATGATTAGAGAAGCCCTACACGATGTCCGCAATATCCACAGAATCTTTATACACAACCCTGTTGTAGCCAGAGCTACGATTGAAGAAGCCATGCCACGACTCACTCAAGGTATGACTGAACAAAGTCAACAGAGGTTCCAGCACCTAGCAGATGAGATTGCGTTGAGACCCATGTTCCACTTCGTGAGAAGACTAGTCGATGACCAAAATGCTACCTTTGAGCAAGCGGATGCTCAAGTTCAAGCGTGGGTCACAAATGGAATGTTGGCAATACGGTTTGTTCCAGACTTCCATCGCCAAATCCGTGCCTACATTGAAATCAGAGACTGGCACGCTGCCCATAGAAGACCTGTATTCCGCCCAGACCAGCGTGAAGCACAACTCGCAGCCGACTCGCAGAATGTCCACACTCGCGAAATCACGCAGCAGATGCGAGACTCAATCAACATCCTCCTTGCAGTAGAAGTTCCCAAGGAACATAGTGGAACCGTAAGAGAGATGCGAGTAAGCTGGCTTGAGAAAGGGTACTCGAATGATGAAGTGGATATAGTCTACCGCGATGTAGTCAGCTGGTGGAATAAGCATACGATCTTCAGTCAAGATGACATACTTTACCGAAAGCTGCTTCGTGGACTTTGGTGGACGATCAAGCAATACAAGGCTGACGTTCGCGCAGAACTGGAGAAAAGGCTCTGGGAAGAACTCAGAGATGGAGCCATTCCACACTCAGTCTGCACACAGGGACATGTAGCTCGTCTAAGTAACGTGATGATCGGATTTGACGAAGCGTTCGTTCCACCTGTTCCAGTGGGCGAAATCTTGCAGCAGAAGATGGCTGCTATCTACGGAATGGACGTTGACTATGAAGAACAATTGAACCTAGCCAAATCCGTTTTGGATGAACTCAAGATCCCAGCAGACCAACATGGAAGTTGGCTGTCTGCCTTTTGAGGACCAAACGTCTGTCTTTTGAAGAAACTCTTTTTACAATACAATGAGGTTCAAGACACTACGAAGATCACACAATCCTGAGAAGAAGTTGGATGCTGTGTTTGAAAAAGATGGAAAAGAAAAGGTAGTTCCTTTTGGGCAAAGAGGCTACAGTGATTTTACGAAGCATAAGAATACGACTCGTAAAGCACGATATATCAAACGTCATTCTGGAATGGGTGAGCACTGGAACAAACCCGATACTCCTGGAGCACTAAGCCGATGGATTCTCTGGAATAAGCCTAGTTTGAAAGGAAGCTTGCGTGACTTTCGCAAGAGATTTAACATTTAAAACGAACTCTTCGTGTTTAATCATTAACGAACAACATGCCAGAACCAACATGTTTTCTTTGCAAGAAGCCTCTACTAGATCAAGCGAAACATCGTGAATGTTTACTGAAAGGACTTGAAGAAGGACTTGTTCAAAGCAAGGCAGATTGGCTCCAGAAATCAGCTTCAAAACCTAAAACAAAAAAGGTAATTTGCAAGGTGTTAGTGGATTAGAGTGGAGGAACAACTTTATGATACAGGTCTTCCAATGTCAATGTTCGATCGGATTCGAAGTACATTTTTGCAATTATGTTGAAGAGATGGACATATGTAAAAAGAACTGCAGCTATTATTGCAATTGTTTCTTGCATTATTGAAGAGCAATATGTTGAGTTCGGGGAAGCCTACGCGATAAAACCACTCGTTGTGTTCCTCCTACACTCATATCATCTCCTTCTTGAATTCCTTCAATGGCTCTCAAAGCTTCAGCGACTCTATGCGGTTGATCGGCAAACTGAAGAAGTAGTTGAGTGCGGATAGCATTACGACGAAGAGGAGGGCGAACTGTTCGTGTAGATCTTGCAATGGTTCCAGCTCCACCTTCAATCACAAAGTTATCCAGGTTATTACCCTGCATGAACTCCAATACATTTCCACCTAAGGCTGTTTTTCTATCTCTTAATGTCTTGATTTGTGCTTGTAAAGCTCGAATCTGGTCATCTAACCCAATCCATTCTCTTAGCGTCTCTCGGATGTTCGTCGTGTCCTCGTTCTCCATGCCTTTCTTCGTGTCCCTCTGTGAAAACCGGCTGTTGTGGTTGGCAACTGAGGGGCAACTGGAATTCTATTTCGAATACTTGATACTGCTTCTGAACCTTTAGATGCAGCTTCCCGTGTTTGTCTTGCTAGTTCTTGAAATCCTTCTTTCATTGCAGTTGAAGCAGTGCTAGCAAGTTGAGAGATTTGATTCAGACCATTTGAAATATCATTTCCAAGTTTAATACGTTTTTCATCAATCTTTGCAACTGCTCGATTTCCTTCAAGGAACGTGTTTGCCAACATATCACCAATGGGTGGTGGAATAATACGAATATAGGATTCAATTGCAGCTATAAAGTCTTGACGACTCAATGAGATAATTGCAAAGATAGGCCATACGATAAACCCTAATAAAGCAGCCATGGTAATACCTACCATCGCAGTATAAGGAAGTGGAATCATACCAATTGTTGCAGGAAGTAGAGATTGAACCGATTTAACTAAAGTCTTTCCACCTGCAAGAATTACATCTAACGATGCACTCAAAATACTTCCAAAAACAGGGATCTTTTCAAGATAACTCAAAAAGAAGACTACAAGAAAGACACCTTGAAGCATAGTTCTTGCATAAGGAGTTGTCATGGCACTTAAAAACCAACGCAATCTAGGTCCAAGATAGTCTTCAGTATCAGGGATCAGAGGAGGTGCAACTGGTGGAGGTTCTTCAGCGCCTCCACGATGTTTTTTGAATTGATCAAGTTTGTGTTTATAGTTAGACCTACGTTTCAACCCAGCAACAATGATATCAAGACGTTCATCAAAATCATCTGGAATGGGAACGTTATGTTTTGTAAGAGTGTCCCGAAGACCCATTGTATATGACCTCTAAAATTTCCAGCGCTTGTCACATTCTAAGCAGGTCACGAAAGTTGTCATGGGTTCATCTGCTGAACGTGTCTGTAACTGATAGTAGTCACAACGTGTCTTCTTCTTACAGGATGAGCAGTGCATGAAGATACTCGCTGTAGACTTCTTGGAGTACATTGCCTTCTCCTTTTCGATGATCTTCTGAATCATCTCTTTCCATCGTTTAGGATTCAAATCCACAGCAGTTGAATCTACAAATTCGGTAGGTGTCAAATTTGCTGCCATTTCACGATAAGGATACAACGAAACAGCTCGGCTGCGATACATTTCTACAAAGACTGTATTTGACCAATCAATGTCTACAAACCACTTCTGAGCATCGTTGACGCATCGATTTAAGATTGCATGTTCAATCTCTTCACTCTCAAACTTCTCACGAACACGATCACGTAAAGGATGATCTACAAATACATTTGAAGCATGAAGCATGTGAACGGTCATGTTAGGACGATCTTCACCTTCCTCAACTTCTTCAGGTTCGTCTTGTGTTGGATCTCCTTGTCCATCATCGTCTTCATATTCACCTTCATTCTCTTCATCTTCTTCTTCATTGAATGTGCAAGTTTGATAGAATTCATCGTATTCGGATGATTTCAAATCCATATACTTACTTGCTTGACGATCATAGTCATCTGGATTTGGATTGGCTGATTTAAGTACCGCAATGGATCCTTGAAAGGAATCATCGTGGAACGGCGGGGGCAACATATGTTGATTGGTCTGTTCATCCTCGACTTCTGATGGAACCGCAAAGAATGCGAATGAATGTTCTTCTTGAACACATTTGCCTTGAAACTGAAGAGTGGGTTGCTTGAGTTTCTTACGGAGCCATTCAAGAACATCTGCAGTCTTAGAGGGAATCGATGCTTCAGAGAGAACACCTGCGATTGAAATTAAAGTAGCTACGACCATTTTGAAGCTTTAGTCTTAAGAGTTCTTGGTTTCGTTTTGTTTAAATCTTACGTCCTGTCTTCTTGCGTTTTTGTCTTCTTTTACCTCCATAGTTGAAACCATGGGATTTTCTAAGGAACTTACTTCCAAATAACTTTGTTGGATCGTATTCATCATCTCTACTATCTTTCTTAACTTCTTCCTCATCATCTTCCTCTTCTTGTATGATTCTTCTCCTTCGTCTTGGTGTAACAATAGGAGCTGTTGGAGGTAAGAGTCCGGTTCCTGCACCTGGATCTTGAATGGGCTGATCAACTTTTCTAGCGGATTGTTGTCTTTCAATAGTTCTGGGACCTAGATCTCGATTAGACTGTGCAGCTTTCTTAATAGATTGTTGTTTGGAGATATCGGCAAGTCTATTTCTTGGTGTTTTATTACGTGAGCTAAATGCATTAACTACAGATGCCTTTCTAAGAAGATTGTCTTTTGTTTGTCTCTTTTCTTTATTAAGAGTATCTTCTAGATCATTTAACTCTTGCATTGCACTATTCACTATAGGTAAGGTTCTCTGACCTTGATCGCGTTTTAGTCTTGGTTCCTTAACAGGTTTTGGAATATTTGCAGCAGGAAGGTTTGTGATTGATTTTATGGTTCCTGGTTTAGGTTTTGGAATATTTGCTGCTGGTAGGTTTGCAATATCACTAATGGATCCTCGTTTAGAATTTCTAAGAGTCTTATCACTGTTAAAAAGAGGATTAGTAGTCATTGTTAGATCTCTTGTTGACTTTATGTCTGGAAATACATCAGTTAATGATGGATCTTTTTGTGGTTGACGTTTTGTACCAAAGTTTCCAGTAGTTCCTAGTCCTAATCGCTTACCAAGATTTCGACGTGTTGTTTTGATTGATTGAGGAATTGCAGGCATCTTAGGAACTGTAGGTAAATTCACTTTCTTAAGTGCATCATATCCACCTGCTAATGACTTTCCTAATGAATCTCCTATACTCTTCATAAATGTTTTACCAGGACCCATTGCAAACTTAACTCCGAGCCAGACACCTAATATGACCACAACAGTTCCGAGAATTCCAAATATAACACTGAAAATTAATCCAGGTTCAACTTTTGAAGTTTTAACATTAACGTTTGGCTGACCAATATTGGATAATACTTTACTAAATGGAGAAGGTTGACAACCTGTTACTTGTTTTGAACTACAATCTATCGGAGGTGCAGGTTTGTAAGTTACTCCATTCATATAATGAATTGTATCTTGAGGAGGTGTTGCAGGAAGTCGTTTGATACTTTCCATATCCCCAGCAACAATGATAATTGGTTCAGCCATGACGATTAATTGAAATCCTTCTTTATAAGTCCAGCTATAGAAAGGTCTTTCTGTTTTTAGAATCTTTTCAAGCATCCAATTTGCACCTGTATTTGCAGTGGTTTCGGGATACCCGTTCATTTTATCGGGCTGTTGACCAATAATGGATGAAAATTTATTTGCAACTGCATTGATAAACTTTCCTCCTTCATCTAATTTTTCATCATTTTCTGCTACTTTCAATGGAATTAAAACGATAATACTGGATCCAGGAACTAAACTAGATGGAAAATCTCCTATTTGAAAACATGCATCATACTGTCTACCTTTTTCGCAAAAGTTATCCACTCGAAGTGGGAATGGATGAAATACACTCATACGACTTACTGAAGATGTTCTAGACCCTGTGCTTGGTGAATTATATGTAATTGAAAAAGGAATTGAAGGAACAATGAAAAGTTTTGTTAATGCACCATGGTGTAAATAGTTTATAGCAATACTTCCATCATAACCCTTTGTCTCGCTTGGATTCCAAATACGAACACGAGTTTTCTCTAATTTATTTTCAGCATCAATCTTCTTTCGATTTGCATTTTCTACGAAAGACTGAGCAGCATACTTCTTTGCATATTCAAGTTTACCTGGCATTTGTTCTGTATCTGCCTTCGATAACACCTCTGGAAAATCAGAACCTGGATAGGGAGGACTATAAAGCATTGTTCCATTCTTTCCTTCACTATAACGTTTTCCATCAAACGCAGTGGCGTAATCTTCACGTTTGTGATTTCCAAGATCATGCCAATCACCACCATATTGGGCATCTTCAGGTAAGTTACTGGGAGGATACTTCTTTTTAGGTATATCAATTTTACCTAGAATGTTTCGTGTAAGAGTCACAGATGAAGATGAAATCCCATTTTGCAAGCTGATTGTGCAAATACCACATGCAGGGGTTGTTCCAATAGTGAGTTTCAAATCAGGTGATACTGGTTTTTTAAATTCATCATTTGAACCTACAGAAGCACCTAATGTTTCAGCATCTATCTCTGCCTGTGATTTAGAAACAATGAACGAACCGGTAGACCAGTTAAAAGTACTTGAAACTTTAAGTGGTTCTGGAGCTCGAGCTGGAGCTGGAGCTGGTGCTGGAGATGATGGTTTTGCTCCCATTATATCTATTCAACAAAACAAGTATTGTTAATAAACAAGATGTCAACTCCTCCACCTACAGTTCAACGACCACCACCAACTTCTGCTCCTGCAGATGTTCCTTGGTGGGGTGCATTGATTTTGGCGATTTTGACTGCGATTGTTTCAGTCATTGGAACGATTTTATACATGAGAGGATCAACCCCTATTCCTGGAGCGCCTCCCGGTATAGGTATGATTTTTACAGATGCAATTACTTTTATACCTCATATTTTGATTGTATTTGGTATTTTTGCAGATATCTTCACATTGCAAGGGGCTTATTCAATTCCAAGTTTAGTTGGATTAATGTCAATTCCAATTCATTATGTGATGCAGTTTCTGTGGACTGGAGTTGCTGCATTTTTAGGTGACATTTACAAACTCGCAACAACAGTTCCTGCACCAGCAACCAACACTCCTCCAGCAACTAATAATCCCCTTTTAGGAGGAGCTATGAGTGCTTGGTCAGGATGTGAAGTCTATGGATTTGAAAGTTTGAAGAGTCCCTATGCACCTCAGGGATTAGTGGTGACTGCTACAATCTTCTGGTATTACCTATTAGATTTATGGATCAATAGAGATGGTCTTGATAGTGTTGCTACAGCAATTACATTCCCTATTGTTTTTGGACTTCAAGCATACCAGATAAAGGAATGTGAAAACTTTCAAGAAAGCATGCTAGTTAAGTCAGCAATCGCTCTTGCAGAAGGTTTCATTATTGGAGGCACTGGATATGGGATCATACAGAGTTCTGTACCTGATCGACTACCTTCTTCAGTGCTTCCTACCGCTCCAAGATTATCTTCTATGACACGAAATCCAGATGGAACCTACACAGATAGTTATGGAAATGTATACATTGTAGGTCCTGACGGAAAACCTATTAAAAAGTCATTTATTGCTGCAGCCGTATCAGGAGGAGGGTCAGGCGGTGGAGGCGGAGGAGGATTCACATTGCCAGCTGCTGGTGCAACTACCTGTCCTACATAGACTTAGCCTTTCGGATAAGTGAATAATATACAATCATATTGGTTCCCGAATGACGACCTACTTCAACACCATCCCTAAAAATAACAATCGTAGGCACAACTTGGATACCCATCTTGCGCCCTAGACCCTGTGGATCAATATGGGTATTCACGGATGTCCATTTCACTCCCTCAAACTCTTCCTTCAAGTCATCAATCGCAGGCTTGATTGCTGCACATGGAGTGCAAGTCGGAGACCAAAAATGAAACGCTTCAACACTCATTCTACCTTATCTACAGATTCTATTTGTAAATGACCATGTTCTGCGCGAATGACAGGAGTCTTTGCTATAATCTGTCTAGTAAGCTGAACATCACGAGCTTTACAGAGTTCAATAAATGCCTTATACAGGTGCTTATCAATCAAGTCTTTATCCAAAGTGTCCAATGAAGAACGAACCCATGCAACAATATCCTTTTGCTGAATCGGTCCACCCATGATTCGTAAAGGGCATCCAGGAAAGAGTTCATCAACCACTACAGGAACTTCAGGTGTTGGAACAACTCCATTGACTACATCTTGAGCCATCTTATCTACAACTGCATTTTGCTTAGACAAGTCATCAGATCCTCCAGTATGAGCTTTAACATGAACGAAACGATGAGACTTGAATTTAGAAAGACGAGCTGTAATGTCCTTGATCAAATCTTGATGCAGAACATCTTTTCCAGCAGCTGTTTTCCATCCTCGGCTCATCCATCCAGGAAGCCAAGAAGTTAAGCAATTAATCGAATACTCAGAGTCAGAATAAATCACTAAATCACAGTCAATTTCACCACGATCTTCTAATGTTTTAACGGCTAATTGAATTGCAGAAAGTTCGGCACGATTATTTGTTTGGTCTTGATCATCAGGGACACGAAACGCAGAGGACCATGAAGGATGATCTGGAAACCAAGCAGCAAATCCTGCCTTAGCACCCTTTCGACCATTACTTGTGCAAGAACCATCTGTGAATACACGCATACTGTTTACTTTTTAGCAGCTTGTAATTCCATTTCAAACGCCCGAGGATCGATCCATAACATAGGATTCAAAATTCCTTCAATTTTAGGAATGTGTGAATACCCTGGTAGATTTGTGGTAATACAACGTGAGACAATAGCAGATTGCAAGACTGGAACTTCAATATGAAACCAAACTCTGCAACGAAACGATCTCTTTTCTAACGATCTACGTAGCATCTGTTGACATGCTAAACTTAAAAAGTGAGCATGCCAAATGATTAAAATACGAACACGAGTAGATCTCTGCGCAGGTGCAAAAGAGATCCATTGCGCGAACCATTTAGCAAAGTCATCCATCGAATTAGAGACTGCAGCATCTACTTCTTCAAACTCACACTGGTCTGAATACTTGGTTTTGTACTCATCCCAAAGTCTTTTGGTTTCGCGGTCATTCAAACATTCATATAAAATACGATGAGGTGGTGGAAAATCAACTTCACTCATCTTTACCAGTAGAACCCACAATGCGTTTAACAGGGATATCGGCAGAAACAATGTAAATACTGTTCTCAGTCATCACAATAAACACTTTCTCTTCCTTGATACGTGAAATGCTCTCAATAGGAGAAGTATATTCAGTATCGGACTTAACTAAAAATTTGGTTGTATCCTGAACACCGATGCAGCACTTCTTCTCCAAACTATCGTTGTAATAGTCTAGGTAGATTGGCTTATCGTGTTCAATGGAAAGCTTCGCGGCAGCAGCCATGACTGTAGCAGAGGGGACGACACTCATTTTCTTTGACGCAAGGTCTTCCTGCGACTCTTTCTACCGCGACGAGCACCTCGTGGAGGCCTCTCATCTACTGCTTCAGCTAACATGTCTATTATCTCTTCTAAATTTACTCTAATTTCATCAACATTTGCTTCATCTTCTTCTATATACTCAATAATACCATCCAAGTCATCACCTGGGTCCAGCCCTCCCCTATCTGCAAAAATTTCAGGGTCAAGTCTCCTAACTTCCGAAAGTTCTGAGATAACATTTTGAAGTTCTCCGAGTCCTTGAGCACGAATAAGGTGTCTTGTGATTTCTCCAAGTTTTGCAGGTGTTAGTTGATTAGGCGGTGGTCCAGCTGAATCATAACCGCCTTTGCGAGTTTTACGCATTCTTCGTGGCATTGTTATAACTTGAGGGAATCTTCAAGCTTGAATTTGCTTTTCATGTTCAAGCATGGCGTTTCAGCTTTAGGAACTGCTAAGACAAGTCGCACTGGATCCTTGACTTCAGGCACTTTAGCTGCGACTGCAAAGACAAACCGAACTAGAGCGTCTACATGTTCTTCTGCTGCAGGTGTCTTAGGTTGTCGAATCGACTCTTTCAAATCATCTACAATGGTCTTGACAAACGTAGACATCAGTTCATGTGGAATGAGTTCTCTAGCAAAGAGTTCAGAAACATAGACTGCAAAGGTGCGTTTCTTCTCCTTTTGTTTGTACCATTTGAGAATGGCTTCTTCATATCCAGGATCGGTATGAACTGGAACAACAGTGACGTTTGCGTTATCGTATAGCGTATCAAACATCATTACTTGTGTCAGTAAATCTTGACGAGCATCAGGATAGGCTCCGGAAATGTCTTTGTATGCATCTGCCATCAGTGGAGCATAGAAAGTTTGCGTAACACCTCGATCAAACAACAAGGTTGTCACACGAAGTCGGAACATTGAATCACGTTTGTCCAGTTTCTCCATGATGCCGACCATCATCTTATCGTAGGTTTGCTTGGTCAATTTGTTCAAGAATGCATTGACCTCATCGTAGTCTGGATCGTCTTTTTCACGAACTTTTCGATGCAAAGAGACCAATGCTAGTTCTCTCCAGTTTGCAGAGACTTCTTCTACATGTGCCCTGCGAACAACTGGGCGACGAAAAGAAGGTTTGAAGGAAATTTTAAGTTTGGAAATGATGGTGCGAATTGCATCATCTAGTGGAGGGCGGGGAGATGTTCTTAAAGAGTAGAGAGTTGAGATATCCATTTTCACTACCTTACCTTTTCTGTTTAGATAATCGTATCCATTTTGTATCAATGGGGACATGCATAAGTTGTTTTGAGCGTCCAATGGCAAGAATTGGTTCGACGACAATTCGCCACACCAGTTTTAAGAAGATCAAAACTTATCATGATGCATTGAGGGAAGCAGGATATGTAGTTCCGGATAATGCGTCCATCATTCTAGTTTGTGATGGTGTTCATATCATGAATGTTCCCGTCTACAAACCATTTCAATTTGTGGATTCAATTAAATATGGAACTTTGACAATTCCAATTGAACGTTTGTACGGCAAACAAAATGGATTGAAACCTAGACATTAGAATAGAAGGTGGTTATAATGTCTGACTCAACCCCTATGCCTAATAAATGGGTCCTCTGGTATCACGACCCCAATGATAATAATTACTCTGAGTCATCTTACACTAATATCGCCTCTCTCTCAACTCCTGCAGAATTCTGGTCTGTAATCGATGCTATTTCAAAAGATGCCTGGGAATCAGGCATGTTCTTCTTTATGCGCGAAGGGTATCGTCCTCTATGGGAGGCGCCCGAACATATCCGAGGTGGTGCGTGGTCTAAAAAAGTGGACGCACGTGAAACCTGTGAAGTATTCATTGACGCAATGGCTCACTGCTTCGTCAATGGCTTTCTAACCAATTACAAAGAAGCGATCGTGGGTGTTTCAGTATCACCCAAAGGTCAGTTTCATATTATTAAAGTTTGGAATACAACAACCAATATTACTGATCGTAAGTTATTTGCGCCTTCAATGAAGATGAAGGCAACCGATGATATAGTTTACAAGGCTCACAATACTAGGCCAAAGTAAACAAATACTTAATCTGATTCAAATCTGCCAAGATTTCATCACGAATATTCAGCAAGTCTGAATCTGTCTTTTTTAGCATTCGTGGAAGTGAAGAAGCTAACCATTCATCACTTCTTGTAATGAAAGCACGAATACCTGTAACAGTCAAATTCTTAACAGGAAGTGTCTTTTTGATATACGGACGTCCGTAGCGGCCCATATAGGCTTCTACGAACTTATCAATATTGGTATCCAATGCTGCAACCAAATCATCAGTGGCTTTATGTTCTGCAAATGAACGTGTTTGCCAATGGTACAATTTGATTTGATCGCGCATATTGAAAAAGACACTTACAATCTCACCGCCTTTCTTTGATCTAAAAGTCTTACCACGACCACCTATTTTTCCAATATTACGACGGGTTCGATTCATCGCAATCCCTGCTGGATTGATTGTATTTGGAACTTGTTTTCTTCTTGTTGCTAAATAGCGTGCTTGCTCAATAGGTCTTAATGGCTTACCTGTTATATCTTTACTTGTTCTGTTCAAGTAAAAAAGCTCTCTTTGAGGATCGACTGCTTTAATTGGACGAAGAGGAGGTTTGGGTGGTGCTGCTGGTTCTACAAAGGGTGAAGTTGGAGATTCAGGTAATGAACTTACTTCAGTAGGACGATAGAAGCCGTCATATTGCATACCCATAAGATTTTGACGTTCAATTGAATCATCTTCAGATGCATCCCAACGTCTTTGCCATTCTTTTTGTTCCTCAGGTGTCCAAGTATCCATTATAGTATTCTAACAAACTAGTTTGAAGAAGCAGGCAATGGCATCAAACATAACTTGATATCACCCAAGTTTGCAATCACGTACCGAATCATAATGAACCAGTCATTTTTCATATGGACTTCAAGATTGTTTGACAAGTTAGAGCACTTTGTAAACAAAACTAAGTGAGGCAATGAAAAGGATCCACTCACGATCTCGGTGGATTCATTCTTGCTAACAGACATTTCAGAAGCAGCATCGCCCATCGTAACGGTTTGAGATGCAAAAGGACCCTTGCATGAAAAAGTCAATGTATTACCGACGTTTTTGATATCTACAGTTTTTGCAGACAACAACGTCATATCACGGCAGATCTTTTGAAAGTCCAGTGATGGCATTGTAACGCGAGCTGAAAACACAGTCTCAGGCATTGTGATATCCGATTCATCGCAATCCAGCAAGTTCAAGCGATATTTAATACGACGTCCCTTTTCACCGTTTTCAATTGTGATTGTCAAATGGTTAGATTCTGCTCGAGAGACTGAAAAGGTGATTGTATCATCATTTGTTACAGTTTTTACAATACGATAGAAGTGATCCGTATTCAAACCTACACTCAATTTAGGCGCAGAGTTATTGTATTCATATTGCTCAAACTTATTAGCGTGTAACCGCATATGTGTTAAGACTGTTCTGGAATTATCCATTGCAATCATTCGAATACCATCCTTATCAAAGACAAGGTTCATCTCCACCAACATTGACTTCAGTCCCTCAGCAAGAGTGCGTATGGGCGACGTCTGAACTGTTTTCGCAAGTACAAGGTCGTCACTCATTTATGTATCCATGAGGCTCGGCGTCTAAGTTCTTCTACGCACCTTTCTTGTGCGACGCCGTTTAAGTCCAGCAGGAAGACAGCTCCAAAACTCGCCTTTTTGGTTCATTCGGTAATTATATACATCATAACCAGGATAGCACTTCTTCTTAGCAGCTCTAAGGCGTTGTTTGAGTGTTTTAGAGGAGCTATTGCGACGTGTTTTCATTATACTTTAATCAGAATATGCAAAAATACCCAGTGAAAAGAGACTTAATCCAATTGCTAACCATTTGAGACCTTTGATTTTCTCCTTAAAGAAGAAGACGCCTAGAAGTGTTACCATAATGTTAGAAGCTAAGTTCCAGATTAGATTAGTTGTAAGCATATTAGAATGAGCCATCGCTTTCAAGAATACATACGGTTGAAACGCATACAATAGTGTAGCAATTGGGAATCCTATTGCATACGCTAACTTTCCTTGATCTACAAACTTCAAGGTTCCCATCATATTAATATCAATTAAGGCCATCACAAGTCCAAAGAAAATGGGTAATAAATCAAAACTACCTAGTTTCCAGTTCACAGATTGTATCAATGTATCTACGAAGTCCTTCATTACTTCTTCACAAGAAACGGAACCACTATCAAGACACCTACAAGAATCAAGATGACAATATCAATGGTTCGAACAATCTTCTTCTCTTTTTCAGGGAGAGCTTCAAATTCTTTCATATATTCAGGTGGTTTAGCCCAGCCCCACATCCATCCAAGAGCTGTTGGTTTCAACCGATCTTTACAATCATAAATCATATCATACCATGCCAGCAGAACATACGCTACACATGCAAGTAAAAAGGCCATCACCACTCGATGTTGCCATGCCTTGAAATGAGGCATCCAATATACAATCAATACAAACGCAGAAAACACGAGGCATTTTGGATTCAATGCAAGGTGTGTTCCGAATAATCCTCCTCCCATTACTTAGTATAGGTAATATAAATCAATGAATACATGCCTAATAATGCTTGAAACGCAATAGCACGATACGAGAATAATAAATCTGAAAGACGAGAAAGTAAAACTACAGATGTAATCATCAATCCATCCGCAACCAAGATTTTCCAACTTCCTTCACTTGCATACGATTTGAATACATCAATCATTTCATTCTGACCTTGAGGAAGTCCCTGAATGACTACAAGATAGAAGAAGATATCATGTAGCATCTGCACAAGGACTGCAGCCATAACAAGTTGAAGTCCCATCGCTCCTGGAAACAAGAACGTAGCCAAAAGAACGCCTAGAACTAAACTTAAAACATCTGCAGAAACTGCTGCAAGTCCAAACTTATCATACCATAGGCTAAGTGCACCTGTTGGAGGAAGAAACCAAATAGGAGTTGGTACTATTTTGATGAGTGCCATCACTGCAAAATCCACCCATAATGCAGCACTTAATAAAGAGATTAAACGCATTACTTATTACGACGAGTTTTTCCATGAGACATTTTAGCTGACTTCTTACGCGAGACAATACGACCCCACTTGTTCATCTTAAGGTCTGCCTTTGTCAATCCACCTGTAGTATGGTGGGCTGTTCCGTGCATAACTTGAGCGCGAGATCCAATTTGCTTGAGATGCATTTATATGGACTATAGAAATAAATGGCTAAGGTCGCGTTTGTATCCTTTGCAACAGGTATCTACATTGAAAAACAAAAGAAGTTAGTGTTTTCAGTAAGACGTTTTGGTTATGATATTTTTACGTATACCACTTTTGAGTCTATTGGAAGTCCAACACAACAAGAATCTCCTTACGAATTTAAACTTCATGCAATAAGGGATGTTTATATGAAAGGATATGATATTGTGATTTGGTGTGATAGTATCATTCAATTACTTCGACCAATTACAAACTGGATCCCCGAAATTGAGAAAAAAGGAGTATATTTACAGAGAGACGGACATAGATTAGGAACTTGGGCAAATGATCGTGCACTTGAAGCATTTGGAGTTAATCGTGATGATGTAATGGATTTGGATACAACAATCTATGCATGTGTAATGGCATTTGATTTTAGACATCCAATTACTAAGAAGTTTTTCTATCGATGGAAGGACTGTGCAGATAAGGGACTCTTTAAAGGAAGATGGACTAATCATGATCAAACTGAAAGTAAGGATCCTAGATGTAAAGGACATCGTCATGATCAAACATGTGCTGAACTAGTTGCTCTTGAACTAAAAATTGAACCTGGACCTCGTGTAATGTGGATCGATTCTGAAGTTAATCCTGAACGATTTCGATATTTTACGTCGAGGAGGTAAATTGAACCTTTCCAGTTCCGGACCAATGTCCTTGAGATGTTAAATCAGTCTTAAACTCATTTGGAATCTTTGACCAGAAGTTAGTTCTCATTCCTTCGAAGTGATGGATGTCATCGCAGATCAATACTCCTTTGTAGTTATTATCCCGAAGCCATTCATAAAAAACATATTCATCTTTACCTTCATGTGGATCAATATCTAAAAAAATAAGAGGACTTGCAAGAATTCTTTCTTTCCAAAGTTCACGGTCAGGTGTATTTGTAACAATGTTAGCTAAATGATAGACTATATTAGATGTTTTTGGAAGAGTATGTGAATGTACTAAATCGAATGAATGAACTGTATTAGTTTGATTAAATGATAATGCCAAAGCTGAAGCACCTTTCCAAGTTCCTATATCAAAGATTTCTTTTCCATTGATTTGAGTACTCAACTCTTTAAGAAGATGATAATGCTCTTTTCCTGGAGGACGATTGAATATAGATTTATTTAAAATAAGTCCTATTAAATCCATTTATATAACTCAATGAGAAAACTTACCTTGTAGAATACCTCGTAACGGATCATCTGTATGCTGTTCTGAAATGTGAGAAATACCTTTCTGAATTTTATATCCTTTTAATCTCCCTTCTTCAAGTCCACATGCAATACAAAGACCAAATACACGTTCTAATGAACCTGCTAAATGACGAGTTTGATTATTCATGGCTGCAAGAAGCACATTTGTATCATGTTCTACAAAGGGCATAATATGAATGAAGAATGATGTTGGAATGATAAAAGTATGATATAGAAAAATAGGATACTTTATAAGAACTTCAAAGGTATGTGATGTTCCATAGTATTGGTTGTAGATATTCAAAAAATTAGTTTCCCAAAACTGTAATGGAAATAGATTCCAAACATCTGTAATTACATAAGGAAAATATCCATATACATAATCATCAATTAATGTAGTAGGTATACTAGATCTATCAAACTTCATATCATATTGTCCAAACCCTACAAACTTGGAAGTTAGATAACTTGGATTTCGATATAAATGAAAGAAGACACTATTTTGATAAAAGTGATTCATCTGAAATCCTGGATTATACAATCTCATTTGATATTCATAGATAATAGGATAGTTCTTCATTTTTAGAGGAATGATTTTAGGTATAGATTCGTTCACACCTATCCATACAAATGTTTTAACTTCTTCATTTTGTAAAAATGCTGTTGTGTTTTCAGAATACAACACCTTATGAAAGACTATGTAAAACGCTAAAGGACGTTGTTCCATTTATATTAATTAACGAAAGTATAACTTACACATCAAATAGAGTGTTAATTCAATGACTCTTACTGCTGTTATTACTGGAATAACAGGTCAAGATGGATCGTATCTTGCAGAGCTCCTTCTTGAAAAGAACTATAAAGTTTTAGGAATTGTGCGTAGATCTTCTAATGTTAATACAGCTCGTATCTCTGAAATTCTACAACATCCAAATTTGTCACTTGTTCAAGCTGATATGGGTGATTCAACTTCAATTATGAATGTATTCTTACCATTACGAGATGCATCAAGAATTGAAGTCTATAATCTTGCAGCACAATCTCACGTTCATTCGTCGTTTTCTCAACCTGAGTACACTGCGGATGTCAACGGGACTGGAGTTCTAAGAATTTTAGAAGCAATTCGTCAGTTAGGATTGGTTGAAAAAACACGTTTCTATCAAGCTTCTACTTCTGAAATGTTTGGAAAAGTTATTGAGACTCCTCAATCTGAAACTACACCTTTCTATCCTCGTAGTCCATATGGAGTAGCAAAGTTATACGGTTTTTGGATCACAAAGAACTATCGGGAAAGCTATGGAATGTTTGCATGTAATGGAATCCTCTTTAATCATGAATCCGAACGTAGAGGAGAAGAGTTTGTAACGCGTAAGATTACAAAGGGAATTGCAAAAGTCTATTCAGATCCTAGCTTTACATTGGAAATTGGAAATATGGATGCTAAGAGAGACTGGGGTCATGCACAGGAATATGTATATGGAATGTGGCTGATGCTTCAGCAGGACATTCCAGATGACTTTGTATTAGCAACAGGTGAGACTCATACAGTTCGTGAATTTGTAGAGCTTGCTTTCAAATCAATAGGTCATTCGATTACATGGTCAGGAGAAGGAATTGATGAAATAGGAAAAGATGAGACAGGACGTGTAGTCGTTCGTATGAATCCAAAATTCTATCGTCCAGCTGAAGTAGAACTCTTAATTGGAAACCCTACTAAAGCAAAAACAGTTCTAGGATGGATTCCTAAAATAAGCTTTGAACAATTAGTTAATCGTATGATGGTGGCGGACAGTAAAAAGCCTGTGGATCAGGATTCATCTTCTTAAAGATTTCAAGATAAGAGATATGATTCGATCGTATTGTTTCAACTTTATTCATATCCACTAACTCTGGATTCACCCACCAATCCTCAAATGAACCAAACTTTTCATATGGCGAATCAGGCATCACTACATCTGCACATAACAAAACATATCCTAATTCACTAAGCTTTTTTCTAAGATAATCTCGTAGTTGAGTTCCAACTCGATACTGATCATGTTCGATCGTCATACACGCGAACTTGATTTTATCAAATGGAAACAGATCAAATGCAAGTCGTGTTGCACCATCTACATCAAAAGAAATGTAGTCAACAGTTCCCTTTAAAAAGGGAAATTGTTCTATTGTTTTGTTCCAGTCAATTGTTGTCACGTCTGCATGTAAAAATGGAGTGCTTCTCTTTTGTTTGAATTCTTCGCTAAAATCCTGGTAATCAATTGACAGTCCTTTCCATCCTTGAAGTTCAAGAATTCGTGTATTGTTATGATAGGTTGGACGAAAAGATCCAAGATCTAAAAATGTTCCAATACGACCTAATACATAACGTGCAAATGCATCCTGACCTGCTTGACTTAAGGAAATAACTGGCATTTATTAGTTTAAAGGCTAAGTATCTAAATAGCAGTATGAAATTTGTTATTTATACACCTAACTGGACTGAAACATCAGGAGGAATTAACGTTCTAGCAGTTCTTGCACAAAAACTACATGAAAAAGGACATGATGTACATTTATGGACTGAAATAGTCTATTTTAATTCTACTTATAATCCAATCTTTTCTAGATTTACAAATCAAGTTGGATTTGATGATGATACTGTTGTAGTTTATCCTGAAATAGTAACAAAAAATCCTCTTCAAGCAAAAAGAATAGTTCGATGGATTTTATATGGCTGTGACAATCATGATGAATATGAACCAAATGGAGCTATATATTACTTTGCACCTTTTTGTCAAAACAATTTTCCAACTAAAATCTTACAATGTTATCATGTTCCTCCTAATCTAAGTGTTCCTACAGAATCTAGAACTGAAGAATCATGTTTTATATTCAAAAAGGGAGAACGAAGTCCATGGGCTCGTAAACAATTTAATATAAACCCTCATAAAGGATTTGATCTTTCTGTCTGTAAAACTCATGCAGAAATCATTGAAGTTTTTAAGAAGACTAAGTATTTTCATTGTTACGATCCTGCGTCATTTCTAATTGTTATGGCTCTCATGTGTGGTTGTATTGTGATTCAACATCCATATATTGAAGGACAAAAAAGAGAAGGATGGGAACATTCTTTAGGCTTTGATAAATTTGGAAAAGTCAAAGGTCTTGTTTATGGAGATGAATACTATTCATATGCAGAATCAACTATTGATGAAGCTCCTGAGTATTGTCAAAGAATGCTTAATTCTGTAGATTCAACTATAGACTCTTTCATACAGGATATGGAAACAGGAAATTATACAGATGAACCATGTTACAAGTTTAATAATTCACCCTATTCATATCAACACGTATATCGTTAACAAAACCAAACTGGAGTTCCAGATTGATTTTGTTTTTTGTTTTCTTGTTATGTTGTTTAGTTGCTGTATGCCAAGCCGCCCATGCCTGACATCACTCGCAACACGTTATAGTTGACTGCATACACTCGGACCTGAGCAGTGCGGCCAGATCGGACCGTGTTGACTGAGACCGTGAGTTGGAGGGTCGCCTTGTCAATACGGGAGAAGTTGCATGTGCCGGATGGCTGGTGTTCCTCGGGCTTGAGTGCGAAGGAATACACGTTGATACCCTGAGCAGGTGTGCGAGTGTGGTGCTGGAATGGTTGCACTCGGGAGAAGTATCGTCCCTCACGCTCAGTGAATCGGTCTTGGCCGTTGAGCTGGAGCTTGGCAACTTCAACTGGGTTCTTACCCTCGCACTTGACTCCAGATTGGAGGATAACCTTGGCAAGGAGGTAGTTAGTTGTGTCCTCGAAGATGATTGACTGTTGAGGACCTCCATTGGTGTTGTATGAGTCCAACCAAGATGCACCGCTGAGTGAGGGGCTTGATCCAATAGCACCGAGACCTTGTAAGAAATAAGGACCTGAAGGACCATCAGCTGTGTAGGTAGGTCCAACACTAGGTGTAGGACCAAGACTTTGTTGTGTTGCCAAAGAACCGCGTGCAAGAACGTCCATCACAATACCCTCAGTGCTGAAGTCATCAGTGTAGTTGAATGGCTGGCATCCATTGACCTCAACAATGTATTCAACGTTAGGTGTGCAGTCAACGAAGGAGTCTCGTTGAACAACCCAGACGAGCTCCTTAACCGGGTGGTTAAAGTTGAGCTGAATCTTGTTGGAGGAGGAGGTGATTGACTCAGCACCGGTGAATTGGAGCTGCTCAATCAAGTACTCGTGGGTCTGCTGGGCAAATCGGCGTCTCTCCTCAGTATCGAGGTAGATGTAGTCGATGTAGAGAGAGGCAGCAGTCAAGGACTGGATGCTGGTTGGTGCAGTGCTAGTCTGCAACTCATAGTAGCAGCAGTTGATCCATTGCTCGAACTCGATGTTGATACGGACCTCGTGATACTGGAGCGCAATGAGAGGGATCGCAAGACCCGGGTTGCGGCAGAACCAGAATTGGAGAGGAATGTAGAGAGTTCGGGCTGGGGTGCCTGCACGAGGAGCGCACGAGTTAGTGAGCTCAGAACCAGCACAAGATGCATCCAAGGCATAACCCTTCTTGTCCTTCATCAAGACGAGGTCGTGGGTGTTTCCGAGCATGTCATTCAATGCCTCAATCGTGCCTGCATCCTGGGAAAGCTGAGTCCAGATCTGCATCCAGTCACCATACTGTCTGTCGATTCTCTGACCACCAATCTCGAGCTCAACCGTCTTGATGAGACGGTGACCGATGTAGTTGAGCCATCGGAATCGGTTGACATTGGTTACTGATGCCAAGTCGACTGCTGGGAGAACCACCTGGACGTAAGTGCGATACATCAAGTCCGCATTGCGGTTGATGACTGCAGTCACACGCTTATTGAAGTCTGCCTGTCCGTTGAATGTGACTTCAATGGATTCCATGGCAAAGTTTGTATGACGCTTGTAAAGCACCTTCCAGAACGTGATCTGGGGATTTCCAGAGATGTAAATGTCCTGCGCACCGTAACTAACAAGTTGAAGAAGACCACCACCCATATTGTTTGCTTAAGCACGAGAAAAATTATTTATAGGCTAGGGCGACGCACAACAAACTAAAGTGTTAATTTCCATCCTCCATGAGCAGGAAGATCGTAATTTATCTGAAACTTTATTAAGCCAGGATCTTCATATACATTCGCAAGACGATCTTGATCACTATATTGCTTAACAAGATATCGATTAATTGTATTTTGAAATACATCTCCAATAGGTGTTCTTTCAGGACCATAGTCAAAAAGCATGTCCTCATTCAAATAAGTATAAAGATTTGGAAATGAACGAATGTTTGTCTCTCTAGGAATGTTTTCTCCAGTCTTATAATTCCAAAGAAGCGATTTATCTGTATTTGCAAAATAGCTTATAAGGTCTTTTTTATTTTTGAGAACCCAATCTACATTAAAAAATCCAGTAGATTTAGATGCTATGGATTCAAGCTTAATGTATGAATCGCAATGAAGCGAATGATGTTGTATTCGTTTCCAAAAGGACTCTAAAAATACGATTGTATCTCCTGTGTAGAAAAAATGAGTGTATTTCTTTAGTTCTTCAAGACCATTAGAGGTTTGTGTAAAATAAATTGCAGCTGTAATTGCTTCATTAACAAAACGTGTAAAGATTATTGTATATTCATTTGTGTTATCAATTTTGTTTTCATCCGATTCTCCAACTACAATATACAAATTTCGAAGTGGAATTTCTGCCTTTTTAGCACTTTCAAGTATAAAAGGTAATGTTGTTTTATAAAACTTCATACATGAGTTAACAATGACTGCAGATGATCTATAAAATCCTCGCAAGTATGTTTCATACATTGGAGGTAAATATGGATTGTCTTTCACATCAATCTTTTCCAAGACATATTCAGGTCCCCAATGTTCACGGTTAAACAAATCAGTTGAACTAGATACTTTTGAAGCAATATGATTCGTGTCTGTAAAGGTTTCGTCTCCTCCAAAATCTGCAATGCTTCGAATCTTGTTTTGAATAAAGTCAGTATCTCCAAAATAACTCAAATGCCATCCTGCAGGTGTAATTACTTCACAAGGTAGTTCGCGAATTGAATGACATGGAAGATCTAAACGCAAGTATTCGCCAAAAGTTAGAATGCGTGCTCGATCAGTTATATATTTGTTTCGTGTATTGAGATTGTAATAGTAGAATATATGATCTAAAGCTTGAAGTGTGATCTCAACCTCTCCTGAACGGACCTTTTTGAGAAGAGCTGGATCTGTAATTTCATCCAAATCTGAAATCATGATAATATCTTTGAGTGATAGTTTAAGTTGTTCAATACCTCGTGCAATACAATTTCGCTGATGATGTTCATTAACCCACTGATGTTTCTTTCCATAGTCAATTCGTGGAAAGACATATGGAACATCTTTCACTACAATATGTATGATTTTATGAAGCCACTTTGCATATCTAGGTTTATTCTCTTGAAAAAAGAGCTGCTTTTCCTTGCCATTTTGTGTATGAGTTGATTCTACAAGGATGAAGTAATCAACAACATCGTCGAGAATCGTAAGCCGATACTCGAGCATGTTGAGTTCATTGTAAAACATAAATCCATCAATGATCTTCATTTAAAGTAGTATGTTTCTTTTGTTTAAGTATTTCTACGCTTCTTACGTGTGCCTCCATACAACTTAGATCCAGTTTTTCGTAAAGATCTACGTACATCTTGCATATCAGATGCTCCTTCATTAGATCCGGTAGCATAGTTAACAGTAACTTCATCTCCACCTCGACGGAGACGGCGTATACGACGTTGTCTGCGACGAGTAGCTTGTTTCATTGTTTAGTGGTTAGATCATTTTTAGGCCTTGCTGAGGAGGTGAGCCCTCTTGGCACGGGCACGGAGAGTGGACTTCTTGCCAGTGGTCTTGAGTCCGTGTCCCTTGAGAACGCGCTTCAAGGCCTTAGCAGAAGGACCCTTTCGGGTGCCTCGGCGTCCTGCAGCTTGAGGTGCTCCCATAGCAGGTGCAGTAGAGTTTCCAGCGGGAGTCATAGGTGGAGCCATTTTGTTTAAAGGTTGAGACAAACTTTCAGACTGAACGCGACAATTAAAAAATGGACCCTATCGGAATCGGTGCTATTATTGGAATTCTAGTAGTTGGTGGATGGCTTGCATGGTTAGTTAGAAAGGATGCAAATCGATTTAATAAAGGAATTCCAAAATCACCTTCTCGTGAAAAGTTGAACACAATGACTCAAACTGATGATCCTACTCCAATATCATCTTAGGTGTGATATGCATTGCTTCTAACTCTTGCATCCAAAGCTTCATAGCATAAGGTATTGTCTTCATTACGAAGTCTGTCTTGTTGCCACAAGCACCGCATGAATAGATCCCTTCAACTGGATTCACAATTGCAAGAGTTCCACATGACTTACATAGTCCCGTCTTGAACGGGTCGGAAACATCCATCAGACGCTCCTTGGTAAATACCGAGATGCCGTGTGATAACATACAATCTCTTTCCATTTCACCTACACGTAATCCTCCATCACGTGACCTTCCTTCGCATGGCTGTCTTGTCAAGCTTACGATTGGACCACGTGCTCTGGAATGCTTTTTGTCAATTACCATGTGTTTTAGACGCTGGTAGAAGGTAGGACCCATGAAGATCTCTGCTTGCATCATCTCTCCAGTCTGACCATTGTAGAGAATCTCATTGCCGTAAGGATGCATTCCCATATCGACCATGTGTTTCTTCAGATCTTCCACTTTCAAGTGTGAATACGGAGTTCCATCACCTAGAGTTCCCTTACGAACACCAATCTTACCAAAGATGTTCTCCATCAATTGAGCAATTGTCATACGAGATGGAACTGCGTGAGGGTTCATGATGATATCTGGACGAAGACCACTTGCTGTGAAAGGCATGTCTTCTTCTTCCATTAACATTCCAATCGTTCCCTTCTGACCATGACGAGAAGAGACCTTATCTCCAATCTGCGGAATACGCTCAGAAACTGTTCGGACTTTGATGAATGGATATCCATCTGAATTCTTGTCCTGCCACACTCCATCAATACGACATTGCTCAGAATTCTTGTGAGTTGTAGATGCATCTCTGAACGCATATCCAGCAGCATCATTTCGCAAGTTCACAACTTTACCGATCAGAACATCATTCTCATTGATGATTGAGTTAATGATTGGAAGACCATTGTCTGAGATTGCTGCATAGCTTGTGTTTTTGTACTTACGAGTATTGTGCTTCATAGGTTTCATGAACTTTTCTTCACGTCCAGATGTGACGTTACGATGTTCTTCGTCTTTATACATTCCGTAATAGAGACCTCGGAAGAATCCTCGTTCAACTGCAGACTTGTTCATGATCACTGAGTCCTCTTGATTGTATCCACCATAGCAAGCAATCGCAACAATCGCATTCATTCCAAAAGGCATTTCGTGCATCTTCAGAATGTTCATAGCTCGAGTTTCTACGATCGGACGAGCAATGGAGCAGAGAATGTAGGCGTTTTTGTCAAGACGTTTTGCAAAGTTCCCTGCGTAGACGCACATTGCTTGCTTACCCATGGCCGATTGATAGGTATTACGAGGAGACTGATTATGGTCCGACAGTGGAATCGTGGATGCCATATGACCTACAATCAGTGATGGATGAACTTCATGATGAGTGTGTGAACTGGTCATATGTTCTCGGCTCATTGCGATTCGTAAGGTCTCAGTCTCGGATGAATCAATGTAATCCATCGCACTTGTGCACCATTCACTCCAATTAGACGTATCTTTTGGAACAACTGCATCAGCTCTGAAGACAGGACGAACACATCGTCCACCATCTGTTTCAATTGAGATACTGTTCATCAATGTATACCATGCAATCGAGATATGAGGATGAAGCCTACGTGTTTGCTTTGCAGTTCTCAAATTTGTAACTAATCCGTAAGGATCTTTAGTATATCCTACAATGACTCCATTTATAGTAACTGAAGTGCCTTCATAGACTCGTGGAGTATCAATCCATGTGAGGTCTTTCCAATCTTGAAGATAGTGAAGGACTGTTGTTGAAGGAACATGTTGAGTGATGGATGTCAATAAGCTCATGTTCTTCACAATACCCACTGAATGACCTTCTGGAGTTTCAACAGGACACATGAATCCCCATGAAGTGCCATGAAGCTTACGAGGTGCCAATAACTTACCTGATTTTTCAACGGGTGTTTGAATACGTCTTAAATGACTGAGTGTTGCAGCATAAGACATACGTGCCAAGACTTGAGAGACACCAACCTTGGTAGCATTTGACATTGATGAAGTTGCACCTAATCCTTGAACTGTGAAGTTACCTGTAGCGAGTGCTTGTTTGAGCTTTCCTTCAATTGCAGAGAGTTTCAGGATTTTATAGAGATTGTTGACGTTCAAGATTTCCATTGGTCTAGGTCCTCCTTCTCCTCGTTTCCAAGAGTCATTGTTGACTTCTTGAACAAACTCATTGCGAGTATCATTGCAGACTTTTTGGAACAACTGTCTGAACAAGTGCGTCAATAAAGCACCCGTAGTCACTACTCGCTTGTTTGGATAGGCATCACGATCATCGAGTGGAATCTGTTTGCAGTATGTTAGCAGAAGACGGCGAATCATAGCACCCATCAACATCACCTTTCGTGAGTTATGAATCGGTGTAGTTGTCAACTCACCTGCAAATCGAACATGAGGTAGAAACTCAGAGTTCAACAACTGACGAACATAAGCACACTTGTCTTCTTGATTGGTTCCATATTGAAGATGATTCGTCAAATACTGAATGGCCTCTTGCTGAGTGAAGATACCGAGTTCAGATGCATCACGGAATGAAGCAGCCAATAACTCTGTATGTATTTCATCTTCATCGGATCCCCAGATGATTTTGGTAATTGCTCGATCTGTCAACACACCCAATGCACGGAAGTAGACAACCACTGGAATATCTTCACGAAATCTAGGAACACATGCAGTTAGTGGGTTTCCATATCCATTAAACTTTGAACTCAATCGAATTTCAAGTTTCTTGGGAGGCATTGTGAACGATTCATGAAGAGACTTGATCTCCACTGAATGTGTGTGTTTAGAAGCTGACTTCTTGTTCTGAAAGATCATGATGCGATTATCTGCAACCTTTTCTTGACAGAGAATCGTTCTTTCGGATCCGTGAATAATGAAATATCCAAGAGGATCGTGAGCGCACTCACCGTATTCTGCAAGACTCATTGGATAGTCTTTTAACAAGCATAACGAAGATCCAAGCATCACTGGAAGCTTGCCTAGAGAAATGCCTTCGAATACATGTGACTCTTCATCATAGGTGTCCAACAAAGGACCCTTGTAGGTGCGTGCGATAAATCGAATATCGACGTACATTTGTGCTGCATATGTGAAGTTGCGAATACGGGCTTCCATAGGCAACATTGGCTTCACTCGTCCAGTTGCTTCTTGAATACGAGGTTTGATATAGGAAATGTTCTCAAAGGAAAGCTTGAATTCATATTTATATTTCTTGAGTGTCTCATCTTGTTCGTGCCACACGGTGATCGGAGGGGTGGATTGAATAATAAGGGGAATCTTGTGTCGGACAAAGTCCTCATACGAATCTACTTGATGATCTACCATTCTTCTAACACCGTTACTAAAGTACGCTCGAACTGCATCCCATTCATTCATGGTATATATGTGGAGTCTCTAATCTGTAAATATAAGTATCCGTTTTGTATAAGCGATGTCCGGAGTAAAAATCCAAAAAGTAGACCACGTTGAGCCGGAGGTTCATAAACCGAATCGACATAGATCGATGCGAACGTTTCCAAGGGGCGTCATGAAAGGAACGCGGTCCAAGTCAAGGGGTGGATCCGAGTTTGTGGGCGTCAAAGATCCTGCAAAGCCCCCACCATCTCGCAAGGGAACACTAAGAATTCTTACCAAGAAAGGTGCTGAAATGCGACGCACTACAATTAAAAAGACAGTTCAATCTATGAGCGATGCTGGAGTTCGTATTGCATTGAAGAAGTCTAATATTACTGTAAATCCTAAGACGCCACCACACATTGCAAGAGAGATTCTAGAAGGGGGTATGGAATCCGGAATGATTGTCGCGAAGTAAAGTAATGACGTCCATATGGGGCCCCCTAGGTTGGATGACCTTACATTCTGTAGCTTCATGTTATCCGGATACACCTCTTCCTTCTGAAAAAGCTCTAATGAGCACGTGGTTAGATATGTTTCAAACAACGATTACTTGTCCAAGTTGTCGTGAACATTTTGGAATTGCATTAGGATCGTATCGTAGACAGTATCCTCAGATGCTAAATTCTCGTGAGCAGTTTTTGGTTTGTACATTTAGATTGCATAATGCAGTGAATCGAAGACTTAACAAACCTATTCATTCAACCGTATCAGCTTGCTTTGAACAACTTCGTAATAATGTAAAATCACGATCAGCACGTGATTATCGTATTGCATATATTAATCATATTCAGCGTTTTTGGAGAACTATGCAAGATGTAAGCGGAATTACAGCTTTAAAGAAGATTAATGAAATGAGAAAAGTTGAATACGATTATTTGCAAAGACACGAAAATAACTTTGAACTAGACATTCCTGAAAACATAGTGGTTCTTCCAAATAATGCTCTTGATGGACAACATTCCGAAACTCCAACCCAAGTTCGAGTTGATACGCGTATTCTTCCACGTATAGGATTGTCAGGTGGAAGGTTTCAAACTAGACGGTGAGTTTTAATGCTTGTAAGTGGAGTTGCAGGATTCCAAGGAAGAGAAATGTAAGGATCTGTTTCCCAAGCATAGGCTTTCATCCACATATGACGTGAATCGGGTCCTTCTTCATACAATTCATCTGGATAAACACCTCGTCCTGGAAGAATGAAATCCAATTGCTCTTTGATTCCAAAAGGGGGTGTTGGATGTTCCCATGTGAAGTCTAAGGTTCGCTCTTCCTTTTCAGTGACCGATGAAAACAGAGGAGCTTCTGGGTAAGGATAATACCAACACCAATCTAGAACATCTGACGTTTTGAAATAATGCAAAGTCCATTCAAACGTCTTTTCATAAGCGTATTCAACTTTAGTCCAATCTAATACACCATCCATCAAATGAAGTGCCATACGAGTTTCGAGAGAATGACCATCTTTTGCAACAATTTTTCGATCTGCATCTTTAGCTCGTTTTAGAATGACTTTGAGTTCATCTTTTACAGCTCCTTTCAATGTATCTTTTTTGATAAAGTGAACTGCTCGTGAATATCCGTCTTCTCGTAATGAAAACATCGCAAGGTTAGGCATGAAATCATTACCAAAGCAAAAGATACACATATGAACCCAATCATCAGGATCTATAGGTAAAACTTTACATAATGCGCTGATATCAAACGTTGAATACCCTGAATCTCGGTTTTCACGAATGAGTTTAATCGATCCCAAAGCTGATTGTGCTACAGAAATCAAGACTAAATCAGCATCCATTCCATAGATCAAAATATCCTGACGTTCAGAAGGTTTCATCGCTTGAAGCCATTTGAAGATCTTATGCTCTCCTTCACCACGTTCATCGGTTCCAGACAGAATACAGTCAGGAAAGCAGAATCGCAGAGTGTCTTCCAGTTCAATCATAAACGGAGTTCCAGGTGAGATTTGATGTTTATCAAACAGAGCAGGTTCAGGTTTCTTCATACGACGATATCTTTGTTGAACAATCTTTGCATAGGGAACCAATCCATCCAACGCAATCAGCACTTTCTTTCCACAGGCTACATCCCGTAAGAAGTTCCGTAATGCTACTACGACACTTCCAATGGGGTTCTCAGGTTTCAAATAGGTATGAATAAAAGCATTAAAATCCAATCCTAATACTTGACAATCTAAACGCATATTTCCAACATCTTTTTGAATATGTTTATGTGTTCTTAATAGCGACGCAACGTAGTACGGGATGCCCATCTTCTTTTATGAGTCTTACGACGTTTAAGTCTTCGTTTGCCTGCAATTGTGCAACTAGATCCTATACAACCTGGTGGAGTAATAGGTTCTTCTTCTTTGAAGTGCATTGGGTTTTTGGTAGATACAATCTTCTCAGCTTTACTAATTTGTTGTTTTACTTCTTCTTCTCTGGCTTTATTACGCAATGCTTCAAGTCTAGTCTTGTCTTCAAGAAGCTTCAGTATATGGTCTTTCTTCATCACATAGATTTTGCTTTCTTCTTTAAATTTAGGATCTTCCTTTCCTTTTGCAGAACGTTTAAAGATATCACCCATTTTTGCCCATGTTTCTTTGTTTTCTCTTTCAAGTCGTTTGATTTTAGTATCTAGGTCTCTGATTTCCTTATCTGACATTCTTGTTAAATAACATTTAGTTTTTTTTCATCTTGTAAGTAAATGATAATGTTAGGTATCACATTACTTGCTATTGTAGTCTTTTTAATGTATTTTTGGAAGTCAAAATTAGAAAAGAAAGAAAGTCAAGGATGTTCTACCTGTCCTTCTAAGAAAAATGCCGATAGTTATTAATGCACGACGACGACATTAAACTCAACAGTCTACTCAAGGGTGGTAAAACATGTAAGCCTGGTGAAATTCTTAGAACCGGATACACCGCTACAAGAAAGAACAAAAGTTTGATTGGACGACTTTTCAAACGCGGAACTACCTATCGTGTTGGACCTAGCTGTATCAAGAACAAAGGAAACCCAGGAAAAGGACCTGCTGTCATTGGACCGCTTAAAAAGGGTGATCTCAAGGATGCTGGATATGACCATACAGACCCAGCACATGAACGCCATATGGCACTTATTAAAGCAGTAAGCGAACATGGTCATCTTTCAATACTTCGTAAGTTGAACGCTATTGCAGTCTTGAATAAAAACGTATCACCCACTCGTGCAAAGATCTACCGAACAGATCGTGATTGGATCAGGAAAATATATTTTACACCTTAAAGTATGGACTTCACACATACATATACAAATTCTGAAGGGTTTGTGTTCACCTTCACCTTCAGTTTTGATTTTGATGATGTAGAAATAAATGACGAAAGCTTCTAAGTGGTTGTTATACATTCTTGGATTTGCGTTTGCGTTCTGGGTTCTTCAACGCACAATTCCTGAACACTTTACCGATATGTCAGCTCAACCAAAAGCAACCAAATGTCCTGATGGAACACGAACTACTACTGGAGTATGCTTAATGCAAGAGCCTTAAGCTAACTTTTCAACTGGAGCCTGTCGTAAGAAAACCCTTGAACTAAACTTCTGTGCATCAAAATACTCACGAACCACTTCCTTCACAATAGAAGGATCAAAGTCCTTGCAGGAGAACACATCTAAATACATGGTATTGTTCTCTTCCACGAAATGAGCCGCAATGTTAGAGGTTTCGATTAATTGAACAAGAGTATATCCTTTCTTGTTACCTGTTCCAAACATAACGATCTGAGGATCGCCATAGGCCTTCATATCAATTCGTCGTACTAAGTCTTTTGTAAAGTTTCCGATCACGATTGGACATCCAATCATTTTAGGAGAGCATCCTGCTGCGTCCAAGACTAAGTGTTTTCCCCAAGTTCGAAGTGCTGACATACTATTCATATTGTCTTCTGTTTAAATAATGAAGAACGTCGGGCTTAATACAGTTCCAAGCGTCAAGGGTCATGTTTTAAACTTAACACTCAATCTCATATGTATTGCTATTTTTTACGTATTTTTAGGAGGTCTTCTTTCATGGTGTATGTGGCGCATATTTCCAGAGTTCAATGAGCAATGGGAGAAGCAATCTAACCTCTATCAATTTGCAGATGTCTCCATGGAGATTTCAATCATTGTTATTGTAGCTTTTTGGACTAGTTATTTTGTTAATTCGTTTATTCCTATATTGCCTGTCACCTCAGCATTAGAAGGATATCTTGAATCATTCGGAGCTCAAATGGTCTTTATTTATGCAGTCTTTGTCTTCTTGGATACGTTAGATGATAAGTTAAAACATGTGTTCCATGACTTTTTTGGAACCAAGTCAACTTAAAATTTTCCTTAGAAAGAGTAAACAAATGTATCTTAAGTTAGTCTTTCTAGCTGCGTTGTTCTATTTCTTAATCCCTGGTGTTTTGGTTCGCCTACCACCTGGCGGCTCTACCATGACTGTCAACGTCACTCACGCAATTGTCTTTGCATTGGTTTCTTCGTTTGCTTGGAAGATGGTTAAGGGTCGAATGGGTAAGTAAAACTTTTTAAAATGGATCTGTTCATCCCAAAATAAATAGAAGGTGGTAGAAAATGAGTGAATCCCCAATTGAAGAAAATTCTCAAATCATGTATCTCTGTAAAAATCGAAAGTGCCATAACGAAGTCAATCAACGTGATGACTTATGTATCAAATGCTCTCCCCCTGAAATAGAAACCTGTGCTAAATGCGGAACATCCGAAGATGTTTGGGCATTTGGACATTGTACGAAGTGTTGGGTAGACAAAAATACCGAAATATCAAAAGGATACTTCTGCGGATTCGCTGACTGCAAGGAATGTTCTGTATATCCCTATTCATGCAGAACCTGTCAGTGCGATTCTTGTGGAGATCTCTACAGTCTAAAAGAAGGTGATCTTGATCATGGTCTTTGCTACGACTGTAAAGAGATTTTACAAGAAAAAAGGTGTCCTTGCGGTGAAGTCGCTATCTCAGAATTGGTTGGACAATGTATTCACTGCTACTATGCTGACCGTGATGTTCGTCATAATATCAATGACGACTGTGAACATTGTTCTTAGAAAATGGATCTAATACCATCCAACTAATCATTTTTTAGTGTAAAATGTCGAGTATGTCCTACGAATCAAATCATTGTCCAGGGTGTGATGAAGAACTTGTTGTGAGAGCAAATGGATATTGTGCAGGGTGTTGGACCGAACGTTTTGGTTGTGAAGAACTATCCCCAATTTCATATGTTGAAGAAGATGAATACGATATAGATGTAGTTGTTCAAATTCAAACTTGGTGGAGAAAGATATCCACACGATGGTATAGAGAACCAAAATGTGATGGTTGTTACTATAACGTCTTGAATCAGCAAGGTCATATGGGAATCGGTGGATGTTTATATGAAGCCGAACCTTATGAGTTTGAATGATCTAGAGACTAATCCTATAATTAGACAATATGAGTAAGAAAATCTGGTATGCGCCGAATGGATTTGAAGCATATGATGATGAAGAGATCAACGCAGTCAATCGTTGTTTGAAAGAAGGATGGTTAGCAGGAAATGGTAAGTATACAATTCAGTTTGAACAGGAAGTCGCAAGTTATTTTGGAAAGAAGTTTGGACTTTTTGTGAATTCTGGTTCGTCTGCGTGTTTACTAGCACTTGCTTCATTAAATCTACCTATTGGATCGGAAGTGATTACTCCTGCTTGTACTTTTTCAACAACTGTAGCACCTATCATTCAACTAAGATATAAGCCTGTTTTTTGCGATGTAGAATTGAATACCTATGTTCCTTCAGCTGAAGCAGTGATTTCAAAGATAACACCTTCTACACGTGTAATCATGTTACCTAACTTGATTGGAAATACTCCAGATTGGAAGCTACTTAGAAACAAGTTAGATGAATTAGGGCGATCGGATATCTTCTTGATTGAAGATTCGGCAGATACTTTAGTTTACACACCTGAAACAGACATTTCAACTACGAGTTTCTATGCAAGTCATGTAATTACTGCGTGTGGATCTGGAGGTATGGTCATGTTCAATGAATCAAAGTATCTCAAGCGAGCAACTATGTTTCGAGATTGGGGACGTATTGGTGATAATACTGAGATAGTTGTTGAACGATTCAACCATAATGTAGATGACATCAAATATGATTACAAGTTTTTGTATGGTTGTCTAGGATACAACTTCAAGTCTTCTGAAGTCAATGCTGTATTTGGTCTAGAACAGATGAAGAAACTTCCAAAGTTTGTCGGCATTCGCAGAAAAAACGTTGAACGATATTTAAGTAATTTAAAAGATGTTAAAGGAATTGTGCTTCCATCCGATACAAAGAATTCAAATTGGCTTGCGTTTCCTATTCAAGTAGAGGATAGGTTATCATTAGTTAACTACTTAGAAGACCGAAATGTTCAAACACGCGTCATCTTTTCAGGTAACATAACACGTCATCCAGCCTATCGTGAATATGTTGAAGCATTCATTAATTCAGATATAATTATGCGTAATGGTATTTTACTTGGATGTCATCATGGAATGACTGTTGAAGATGTTGATGTAGTTTGTAATTTGATTAAAGAATTCATGAACCATTCGTAATGTCGCTTCATTCCTTCTTCAAGTGTAATGGATGGAGTAAACCCATACTTTGTTTTTAAGTAAGTTGGATCGCATACCCAAAGTTGTGAATCAGTTCCATTACCTAATGAACTTACTGAAGAAGTATAGTTAATTGAGTTACCCATTAATGATTCGGCAATCGAAACAACTTCTTGATTTGATCGTTGAACTCCTAGACCAATATTTACAATATCAAATAGTTCTGTATCTTTGTAGTTCATAATTCTAACAGTTGCCTCTACAAAATCATCGATGTACGTCCAATCATGATTTGCATTGTTCAAATACTTTAAACGATTTGAAAACATTAATGTCATCAACTTTGAGGTTTTTTCATGAGGACCATAAATCGATAATGGTCTAATGATAACAGTTGGAATTGAATAGGTATATGCATAGGCACGTGACAAAAGTGTTGCAGCTGCTTTAGTTCCTTCATACATTGTCTTCGGTTCAAGCAGATCTTTCTCTGTTAATGGATGATCTTTACAACCATACTCACTAGATGATCCAAAAATCAATAGTTTTTGAACTTTGTTATTGCGACAATATTCAAGAATTAAGTATGTTTGTAGAATGTTTGATTCAAACATTTTGTTATTATCATTAGTCTCTGAAGCCAAGTGACAGATTACATCGGGTCTGAAAAGAGTTAGTTTATCAACAAAACTATCTCCTCGAAATGTTCCATCAACAATATGACCATCCTTTTCAAATCGTATAACCAAATTCTGTGCAATAAATCCCTTAAGACCTGTAACAAAAATTCGCATACTTTATTGAGTTATTACCTCTTTAAGTTTAAGTATGCTGGTTTATCTGAATACAAGAATTCACTGACAATTTCATGAGTAAGTTCAGATGGCTTAAATGTTTGAATGTTAGTTAAAGGTTTTAATATATCAAGATCATCTTCTGCCCAATGTGTATTTCCTAAAGTAAGATAATCTCTATCACGTCCTGTTCCAACAAGTTTGATTGGAACTGACTCGTAATGCATATAGTTTCTGATCATCTCAAATGGCCGATACAATGTAAATGGTGTAATTGAATAACAAATTGGAATAAATCCCTCATATGAAAGACCAATAGCAATACCTATCATTAGTTGCTCTCGACAACCAACGTTCTTAAAACGATTTGGGAATGTATCACGAATTTTGTCAAGAATACCAAATCCTAAATCACCTGTAAGTAGAAATAACTTATCATTTTTTTTCATTTCCTCAAAAATGATCTCCGAAAACTGCTTTCGCATTTATTCTTTACTGAAGTACGTCTTTAAACTATTATATTCATCATCCTTAAGAATAGTATAGTGTGCTTGTAACCCTTTCATACAATCAACATTTGGATATGATGTATTCCAAATAACTATATCCTTGAAAAATGAACGAAGACGATTTTCTAGATAGATTTGATCTATTGTTTGATATGCAGAATAACCATTAATGTTTACATGTATTTTAAGGTTTGTAAGAGCATTTTCTTCTGCAAAAGAGAGAGCTTCCCAAACACTTCCTTCATCACATTCGCCATCAGATAATACACAATATATATTTCTATTTTTATTCCCAAATGCCATTCCAACTGCCACTAATATTGCACATCCAAGAGATCCAGAACTTACATGAATACCTCTTGAAGGATCACGATGTGGATGAACACCATGAACATCATGTAGAGTAGAAGCATTCTGACCACAGAACTTTTCTAATGCAACATATTGTGCTAATCCAGCATGTCCAGATGAAAGAATAACAATATCTTCAGGATTTTTAGTTTTATAAATAGATTCTAAAATTGGATATGTCGTAATTGAACTTCCTATATGCGATGCCCTATGTTCATATGAAATATCAATAATCCGTTGCATTTCTATTCTATATAAAATGGATCTTAAAACCTCTTTTTAGTTGAAACTTAGTTAAAATGATCGATTACGTCTCACTCGGATACACTTTAGATGAACAAGAAATGCTACAAGATGCGTACCAAGCAATTGAAAAGGCCAACATGTGGGACTATATGAAAGGAGAACCACGTGGTGGAGGAGGATATACGTTTACAGATGATGAAGAACTCAGAGCGATTAATAGGAATCTTGAATACGATGGACATACCGGTTTCTCATTTGGATGGACCATGAGAACCATGCAGAATATCGCAAGACTTGGTGAAGAAGGTTTCATTCAAGCATGCTTAGCCTTGCCTAAGAATGTGCGAAAAGGGAGCATTGATGGGCAATTGAGCAATGTTACACCAAGCTAAATAGACTCGGAAAGCTTCTTCATCTTTGAAGAACGGAAATGAAGGATAACAATTTTTCAGTTCGGTAAATGCCTCTGCGTGTTTAGGAGAATTATTGCCTTGAAAAAATTGAATGATCTGACTTAGTTTTTGAAGTCTAGATTCGCGTGGAAGTGAATTTAGATTGGCTCGGAATGTATCCATAGTATTACAATTGAATTACGGTTAAAATGGATCTAGTTTTGTCCATAGTTTTGAAATATGCCAAAATGACAGAAAACGATTGCCCAATTTGCTATGAAAGTATTACTCAGACCACAGGTTGCTGTATTCTGAGCTGTTCTCACTCCTTCCACATTAAATGTTTAACTCAATGGACTAGCGATGCGTCCACTTGCCCCATGTGTCGTCATTCTCTCACCGAAATTGAAATGGTTCCTAAACCTCCTGAAAGAGATATAGATTTTATAATCGATGAACAATCTATAGAACGTCCTTCGAATAGTGAGGTAGCAGAATACATGCGAAACTATCTTGCAAATCGTGGATCATTTACTATACATCCACCACGTCCAGGTCAAGGTCGTACTTCAATGGTTCAAGATATTCTAGAGATAGCTAGTAATTCCCAACAAAGAAGATGGTTTAGTATTGCACCGTATACTTTTACGACTGAAGAACGTATTACACAAGTAATCCAAGAAGCAGGTGTGACACGAAATCGAGCAATCCAAGAACTTCGTGAAAGTGCTGGAAATGTAGATGAAGCGATTCTTATGGCTCGTGTTCCTCGAAGACGTTATGTTCCAAGCACTCCTCCTACACCAAGAAACCCATTAGAACCCACAGATGAAATGATTACTGCTTGGGCACTTGAACGACTGTTCAAATACGGAACGATCATAGATGATTCCTACGATTACGGAAGTTTTGAAGATACGATGCACCGCACAAATGTAACACGATTCAGCGGTCGTGCTTCTAGTTTATGGATGAACTCTGACTTCATAGGTGCTGAAGTCCGTGATAGATCACCCTCGATCTAAAATGAATCAATTTTTTCAAACTAAGTGATAGTTAAAGATGAAGACCTTAGAATCCAAAGTTAGAAAAGCCAAGAAGGAATATGAAACACTCAAAGCACAGTATGAAACACTGAAAAGTCTGAACTGGGACATCTTCTACGGACGAGAAGAAGGATTACACGATCTCAAAAAAGAGAACGAACTGGGAAAACAAGTTGAGGCAGCGCAAAAGAAGATGGAACAACTGGAAGGATTTCTTAAAGCTAAAAAGGAATCTTAACAAATCAAACCTTTTTAACTATATAATGAACACCATTGATCACGAGTTAAGGATTCTCCATGCAAGGATTGAGGAGCTGGAAAACAAGAAGCGTATTGAGGAAGAACGAAAAACCAATCCCATTATGGTTCTTGAGAACTTTGTAGAAATCAAAAAACAAGCTGTAGAGCGAAACAGCTACTCCAACAATCTCCCATTAGCTAGAAAGTATGATCAAGAGAAGATCTTGATGGTTGAACCTGTATTGATTGTATTGAAAGACTTGTTGGAACGGGTTTCTAGGTTAGAGCAGAAGTAAAATGAATATGATTTCACTGAATCAATAAAAACTTAAATTTACGAAGAAGGATGCCTCGAAAACCTTGTATTATTGATGGTTGCACTAGTGGAGCTATTGATTCAAAAAGTAAAAAATGCAAGAGACATGGTGGTGGTGTAAGATGCATTGTGGAAGGTTGTAATAGTTCAGCACCTGATTTAAAAAGTGACAAATGTAGAACACATGGAGGTGGTATAAGATGTGTTGAAGAAGGTTGTACTAGTTCAGCGTGTCATCCAGCTGATAAGTGCACTAGACATGGAGGTGGTCCAAGATGCGTTGTGGAAAGTTGTAATAGTTCAGCTAGATGGCCAACCGATAAGTGCACTAAACATGGAGGTGGTCCAAGATGCGTTGTGGAAGGTTGTACTAGTTCAGCTAGAAGACCAACTGACAAATGTAGGAGACATGGTGGTGGTCCAAGGTGCGTTGAAGAAGGTTGTACTACTTCAGCTGCTGATTCAAGTGATAAATGTATAAGACATGGTGGTGGTTTAAGATGTAGTGAGGAAGGTTGTAATAGTGCAGCTAGATTACCAGATGATAAATGCACTAGACATGGAGGTGGTCCAAGATGCGTTGTGGAAGGTTGTACTAGTTCAGCTAGAAGACCAACTGATAAGTGTAAGAGACATGGAGGTGGTCCAAGATGCGTTGTGGAAGATTGTAATACTGCTGCTGCTGATTCAAGTGATAAATGTATAAAACATGGCGGTGGTTTAAGATGTAGTGAGGAAGGTTGTAATAGTTCAGCTGCTGATTTAAGTAGTAAATGTAGAAGACATGGTGGTGGTAAAAGATGTGTTATTAAAGGTTGTAATACTGCTGCAGTTGGACCAGTTAATAAATGCGTGAGACACGGAGGCGGTTTAAGATGTCCAAATTGTATAACTTGGCCAGATTCTAGAGCTGGAACAAATAAATATGATGGTTATTGTGCAACATGTTTTAAACATCTCTTTCCAAATGATGAACGAAGTAATGTTGTTCACGAACATAGTAAAGAAATTCGTGTTCGTAATGCAATTAATGAACATTTTGAAGGATTTATTCATGATATGCCATTATATACCGGTCATTGCGACTGCTCAATGAGACGAAGAATTGACCACCGAAAGTTGATCGGAGCTACACTTCTATGTATTGAAACAGATGAATTTGGACATTCTCGTTATGATTCCAAAGATGAAGAAATTCGGTATGATGATCTATATATGGTTCATAGTGGAAAGTTTGTATTCATTCGATTCAATCCTGATGGAAAAGGTGTTGATATGATTGATAAGTTAGAAAGGCTTATTGATGAAATTGAAATACAGATTGAACGGATTGAAAATGAAGAGAATACTGAACTACTTGAAGTGATTAAGTTGTTCTACTGATTTCGTCTAAAAATGGATCTATTTTTGCGTAAAACTTAGATAGTAGGTGATGATTAATGTACAATGGAACAGATATATGTATTAGAACTTGCAAATAATAAGTATTACGTTGGTAAAACTACTGATGTAATGAAACGATTCAATCAACATAAGACAGGTAATGGATCTGTATGGACAAAACTTCATAGCCCTAAGAAGATTCTTGAATGCCGTCCACTGATTAATGACCATGATGAGAACAATGTAACTAAGGACTACATGAAGAAGTATGGTGTTGAAAACGTCAGAGGAGGTGCTTATACACAAACATCTCTACCTGAATCAGTAAAGTCAGTTTTAAACACTGAACTTAACAGTACTAAAGATACATGCTACAAATGTGGTCAAACTGGACACTTTGCAACTAGATGTAAGGAAGTTGAAAAAGAAGAAGAGGAGGAGGAAGAGCAGGTATTTTGGGGATGTGATTACTGTCATGAAAGAACATTTACAACAGAATATGGTTGCAGAGTTCATGAACGCTCGTGTATGAGTCAAGTTGTCCATGAATCACCAAAGAAATCAGGAGCTTGTTATCTTTGTGGAAGAACTAATCATTATTCAAATGAATGTTATGCATCAACTCATGTAAAGGGATATTCTATATGACATGAAGTATCAGATTCATCAAATGATGAGTCTGATGATGTTGTAGAAGTTGATAATGATTCAGACGAAGAAGAATCTGAAGATGATGAATCTGAACAAGATACTGATTATACAACTGAATATGATGACGATTAAATAAAACGGATTCATAATCCACCAATTCAATCTTTTTCACTCTAATATGGCCCAACTTCTACAAAAACATCTTGCTGAAAACTGTTCTGGAACAGTTCAAAATAATCACTATACTTATTGGATTCCTCAATCCATTTACAATGATCTTCCAATCAAACGATGGAAATACAATCGACCACCCGATAAAGATCGTGTGGCTGAAATCCATGACTTTATGAATCAATCCAAACGCATGGACGGTATGCTTTACGTTGCATGCATTGACAAAGAACTAGTCTGCTATGAATCCAATCATCGTCGCGAAGCATTGATTGGTATTGAAGGCATGAATCCCATTCTCGTTGACATCTTGTGGGACGCAACTGACGAGAGTGTGAAGACTGAGTTTCTCAGACTAAACAAAGCAGTTTCGGTACCTGAACTCTACGTATCGGAAGAGACATCTGTAGATCCAACAGAACTGATCAAACTAAGAGATACATTCTGTGAGACCTATAAACTACTCAAAGTGACTACAGGTCGTCCAAATGCTCCTAACTTCAATTCAGATATGGTGATGAATGAGTTTCTTAGGGTGATGAAAGAGAACAAACTCAGTCCATCTGAATTCTGGACTCGATTGATGCGTCTCAATACTCAAATGTCTACTCGTGATCGTAAGAAGTTAACTCAAAAAATCATTGAAAAATGTGAACGAACAGGATTGTGGCTCTTTGCATGGAGTCGTGTTCTGGATGCAAAGGAGTTAGTCTAACAACTCCACAGGTTCATAGTCTTCACTTGTAGTCTTATGTATTTTTCCATAGTAGTATTCATCTCATCAATCGGCATAGTAGATTCGCAGATGGATTTAAATAGACAACCAAGACATCCTCCTAAGACACTGATTTTTTCGGAGATTCTATGATCAATTAGATCTCCGAAGTGCTTTTTGTAGATTTCGTAGTATGCTTCACTACACTCAAGTTGATGTCTTTGTCTTCTAAGAGTACCATCAAACTCCATTTCAATCTTCCTTTTAGCAAACTTAACCATTTCATCAGCAACTAACTCAATTTTATCGTTGTAACTCATTTTGTCCTAAGATTAGGATCACTGAGTTAAAATAGTTCCATTTTTTGATAAAACCGATTACACGTATAGCGTCGTATACTAAGTATACCAGATGGCTAAACTAATTTGCAGAGGCAGTGATCTTGGGTTTACGATTTTACCCTATTCTGAGTCCGATAAAAACTCACTCCAAGATGAACTACTTGAAAATCCTACCGATGAAGTTCTTGGATATGTAACTTCTTCACGTAAGTTTAGATATACAGAGTCAGGAACAGTTACTGAAGTCGGGGATCATTGGTCACTGGATATTCTCAATGAACTTCCATACATTGAAGAAGACGGACCATGGATTGTCTACACTTGCTGTCCTGAACACGCACAAGATGCCTTTCACAAGATTGGTGGTGATGAAGTTCTACACATTCACAACTGGGATACATGGTCTATAGAAGGCAAAGAAGGCAAGATTGCAGTGGTCACTTCTTTCGAAATATTCTAAAATGGATTCAAAACTAGCAAACAAATCGAAGTCATAGTTAAAATGCCTCGCTTTGTTCGTATTCATCAACAAGTTATTCACATTCCTTCTCTTGCAAATGTCAGTATGGGAACTACCTGTCTAGGTCAGCCATTCTTGACCTTCTATTATCACAATCAGCACAGTCAGATCATTTCGTATGGATGGGGTAAATGGGATGAATGTGAAAAAGATATGATTCGCGTAAAAGCTTCCATGATGGAAGTTGAAAAGACTCTTGAAGTGATTCCATTGACTGATCCTGAAGTTAAACCAGTAACAATAGCCGAAGTGAAAATTGTTGCGGAAACATAAATGGGAGTCAAATCTGAAGGATTGAAGTTTAAGTATTCGTTGTATTCCACTCTTGCCTTTTTCCTTGTGGCAAACCCAATTACATTTAAGTTTGTGAATTCATTGATTCCAGGTGTTGCAATCAATGGATGTCCTACAGCGTTTGGTTTCATTCTTCATTCAATAGTCTTTTTCGGTGTTCTTTACGGTCTAATGAGTTTACCGAGCGACCGTGATTAAAGATTTCGGCGAGTTTTCTTAGAGCCTCGTGCACGACGAGTTTTTCCACCTCTCTGCTTGTTATAAATCTTGGTCTTCAATCGTTCTACTCTCGCTTTTGCTACGGCGAGCTTTTCAAATATAACCCTCTCGTTTGCGAAACTTTTGTCCTTTTTTATAAACTCTGCAACTCGGTATTTGTTGCTATTTTTCTTCTTCTCATCCACATCCGCCTGTATTTCCTTCAAAGCCTTCTCTGCCTTTTCAAGTTGAACTTCTAAAGTTGGCATTTATTTATGTCTGCGAAGAGTTTTAACCCTTAAACCCTCTTTCTTTTAGTTCTTTCTTCTGAACCTTCAGTTCTCTAGCAAGAACTCTACGAGTAGGACGACTGAGCACCTTAAATAGATGATGGTGTTCTCGCAAATAATCACTCTTCTTCATACGAATGGTCTTGTTTCTACTACTGTTTCTACGACCTGCTTCTTGAACTGGAAGTGATGCATCTAGTTCTGCAATATAATATTTGACATCGGCGTTTTCAATAACTCTATCGTTAAATGGATTCTTATTATTGTTCAATTTTCTATAAGTTTCTTCAGTGTAATAACGATGATACTTTTCACGTTCATCGTGGAAATCAACCATTAGTGTTCCATCTTTGATTTCTTCCATTGTAACAACATCTATCTGACCTTTAGGAATTTTGATTATTGCAAAAGGGTCTATAACTCCCATTAGATTTCGAACAAATCCTCTCAAATCTGGAACATACTTAAAAACGCGTTTGTTAAAACGATCAACTCCAGAACCATCTATAACTATTTTAGTACCAGAACTAAGTATAGTTATTGTTTTTGGGGTATAAGTAGGTCCTATTATTTCTATATTTCCATTCTTAATATAGTTGAATGTAGTTTTAACATCTTGTACACCTCCTGCTTCAAAAACTTTTAGAAAGTCTCCAACTACTTCATACGTTGTTGTGCTATTCATTTACTTAAACGCTCTGAATATATTCCCAGTTCAGATAGTCGCAAATCTTCTTCCATATAGTGTCATGGGCTATTAATCGGTCGCGTGATTTCAACAATGGAAAGAACACTTTGTATTCATCTAAGTCCAGCAACTCAAAGAACTTATACAAAATATAGGAATAACTCAGAAAGTTCGTTCGGTCATTCGGACAATACAACAAAAAAGGAGCCTGGATTTCCTGAAACATCGCTCTAACTTTTTCCTCAATTTCAGGGGTAATGGTTGGTGGAGGATTACCGTTCAATCTGCTCAAAATATGCGCTCGGTGTTCATAATACTTTGACCTACCTAGCTTCTTCAAAATCTGTCTCGTATCTTCTTCAGACAAATCCGCAATATTATCAATTCTACGTTTCTTGATTTCCAAAATCACTTCATTCATCACTTCTTCGGGAATAATGGTAGATTCTTTGGCTTGAAACTGGTTTAAAATCTCGTTAAGGTGATTGATCTTCTTGTAGGCATAGTTATTCCGTTCCTTAGGAGGATCACGAAAACTTGGAAAATCGGAAACGACTAACGCATACTCTTCAGAACCGCAAGAAGGACAGACTAAAATACCTTCTGAACTGATTTCTTCACGGGCTACATTACACGCAGAACAATGTTCAGTTAGTAATTGTGACGCTTCTGGACCATTACTCAACTTCATACGAGATACATACTCGTCAAAGATCTGCTTCTTAGTTAACCCTGCATCCACAGCTGGCGTATTTGCGACAAAGAATTTGAGGAA